AGACTGCATTGCTACGCTGGTAGTACATCTTAGGATAGTTCAGGTCTCTAAGTCTGATGATAGTCGCATAACCAAAGCTATTATTCTCCGGACAGAGAAGTGCTTTATTATACTTCAGACCGTATTCATTAAGCAGATCACCAAATCTATCTGGGGCGATCTTGCCTTTGTACTCAACGACAATCTCACCTGTCATTAAATCAACGACCTGGAATGCTGAGAAATCTTTTCCATCACCTCTGGCGATGTCTGCAGACATGACATATTTGTGTTCAGATAGCGGATACTTCCATGTCCAGACATTTCTATCAAATCCTGTTCTTTCAATAGGATTTGCGATAATAGAATGCAACCATTTAAGATCGTCATCGCCTAGAAATGTTTCACCAGATGAAGCAAAATCGCACAAGTATTCTTGTGCAATCTGTCTTCCTGAGAGATTTTTTGTCTCCTTATCAAACCATGCTTGATCTCTCTCAGGATGCACATCCCAATTAAGCTTGATCGATTTAAACTCATTCTGTTCAGCTTCAGCATCTTTATACAGCTTGTAATACTGACCACCTACACCGTTAGGTGTGGATAGAAGAATTGCTCGACCACCTGTAGTCAGTGTAGGATACAGGCCTGTCCACAACGTATCGAAATCTCTTACCCATGCTGCCTCATCGACAATGAGCAGTGACAACGCCTCAGAACGACCTGCATCTTCTGACGTTGGTATCGCCTTAATTGATGATCCATGACTGAACTCAACAAGTTGCTTATTATTTGCAGTGACCTGTGATAACATCAGCCAAGGTGGCAAATTAGTCAGAATCGTTTTGGTTTTCTTGATGAAATTCTGGGCGACTTGCAATTTCGTCGCAATAATCAAGATATTCTTGTCACGCTGAAATAACGCAAGCCATACTGCGTATGCTGCAACAAGTGTCGAAAGACCCAGCTGTCTACCTTTCACGACAATAACGAATCTATTGTCGATAAAATCTTTGACACAATCATCTTGAAATGGAAATGTCTTGAAAGGTATTGTTCCCTTTGTTGGGTGCTGGATCTTGACGTAGTTATTGAAAAAATAAGTTGGATCTTTACCACACTTTACAATTTCAGAAACTTGTCTTGATTTATTGACAATAGTCATTAGTTATTGACAGTATAGACTGCTCTCCTTCTATAATACGCGGTGCGCTTAGGATTAAACGAAGACATAGAAATAACTTCTATCTCATCGGTAGATTCACCCTTCTTAAGCTTCAACGTTTCATTTGCTGCAACTTTGTAATCTTTCTTTACTTGTGCGATAAAGTCTTCAATCAGCTTTTCAGAAATTCTTTCTTGCTCCCGTACTTGATCACGGGCAGGTTTGTCTGTGACAATGTTTGTAATTGTCGTATACATCACGTGAATTTCATTGCCAGACATTTTTGTTTTGATTGAAAACGTGGAACTCTTCCCCGTGGAAGATTTTCCAAAAGTTGTATCAAGAATCTGGCCGAGTGTGTTAATCTGTTGAAAGTTCATTTTGTATCCTTTTAGAATTTAATGCTAACGTAATACGTTCATTTCGATATTTATAAATATCTTCAGCTTGTGGGCGCCAACCCTTAGACCACTGTTCTCTATTTGCTTCTGCCCATTTCATTGCACAATTTCTACAGCACTTAAAGTGTTTGTAGTGTGTCTGGTCATGCCTGTAGTCTAATGAAAATTCACAGACTTCACAAAAAAGACTCATGTCATTCATAATTTACTCTTGATCGTTCGCCGTTAGTCTCTATCACTATCATATTATCAACAACATCTTTGATTGCATCAACATGTGAGATAATAACTATCTTCTTAAAATAACCCTTTAAATTCTGAAGTAAACGTGCGCATGCTTCAAGATTACTTTCATCGAGTGCACCAAATCCTTCATCGATAATCAACATGTCTGATTTAGGGAGTGATGATATGCTGGTCAGCGCGACACGAATTGCGATTGAAGAAATCATTTTCTCCATTCCTGATCCGAGTTCAATAATCCTCTTTTTCTCATCATAGACAATGTAGATTTCAATATTGTTTGATTCATCACACTCGATCTCGACTGTGAATCCAGATATACCTGTAAGAATTTTGCTGATCTCTGCATTGATCAGTGGCAGATACTTGGCAATAATACTTTGTGGTATTCCTTTCTTTGAGAATGCATTCTCAAGAAGTGTTAAGACTTCATGCTTTCCAAGAGACTCTTTTAGTTCTTCTATCTGCTTAATTGCGTTGTTGATCTTTTCTTCATTTCTACCGCGATTTGACGCAATAACGATCAAATCACGCTCAAGTGCAGAGACTTTATTCTTAGCAGCAATGAATTCTTTGTGTTGGTCTGCAATTCCAGATTTATCTTGAATGTCTTTCTTTTTTTGAAGTGTCTTAAGCGACTCAACAGCGTCAAATTGCTGGTTCTTCTTTGTTGAAATTCTCTCTTCAAATAGCGGTATGCTCGATTCAGACTTCAGTTTCTGCTGGATTATCTCATTACTTAGACTTGCAAGCTTACCAATCTTCTCAATCTTTCCCTTGATATCATCTTTGTTGATCTCTTTGATCCTGTCAGCAAGGATAGTAAGAGTCCTTGCAATAGCATCCTGTGTCTCTTCTTCTGACTTAATAAGACTTTTTCCTTGGTGCGCATCTTTGATAAAGATGCAAGTTGGATAGCTGTCTCCACACGGAATATCGTCAAGGATCTTAGTTCTCTTTTTAAGCTTTTCAAGATCAGAATTCTTTGTTTCAAGATCTTTTGTATTGATTGCAAACTTCATCTCAAGATCTTTTAAAGTTTCTTCTTGTTTTCTCAAATCTTCTATGCTGACCGTGCTTTTTACTGCTTCTATCTTCTCGAGCTTTTGTAAGAAATCCTTAATTGCAGCAATAGTTTCATCTAACTTGTCTTGCAAATCAGTCAATTCGTTCTCAAGACGATTCACTTTTTGCGATGCTGAGGTGATGTCAGCTTCATTTATAATTTCTGATGATGGGTTATTAATAGATTGTAGCTCTTCTTTTGCGCCATCAAGCAGCGTTGTTGTGTTGTCTGCTTCTTTTTCAAGCAGACTTTTCTGTTCAATCAATTCATCTCTATTCTTTACAAGCACATCCAGCGTTTGAGTTGTCTTGAGACTCGCCTTAATAGGTGATAAGTCTTGTTTGACTTTTTCATGATAGAGATCAAATATTTCAAGATCAAGAAATCTACTCAGTATCTGTTTGCGACTTGTTGACTTTTCATTAATGAACATGTTCATCTGACCTTGCGGTGCAAGGCATGTGTAGAAGAAATCGTCTGCTGTGCCTATTAGTTTCCTAACAATCTTCTCTGTTTCCCTGCGCTGCTCATCATTTAGGTCTTTAAGCACATCACCTGTGCTACGCTTCTTAAGTGAAAGCTTTGTTGAAGCAGACACATCAGATTTCTTTGAGAAAACTTTATTGGTCTCTCTCTCAATCTCATACACTTCTTCAGCAACAGACATGACTATTTTAGCTTTGCAATCATCTGCATTTGAATTTATGATGTGCAAATTTTTCATCGACCCACGGTCTGATGTGTTGAATAATGCATATGCAATAGATCCTATCACAGATGATTTACCCGATCTGTTCTTCCCAAAGATCCCTGTTATTCCATTAAGTTTATCAAAATTTATTGAATTGCCGGGCCCATAAGAGAATAAGTTGTCAAATTCAAATCGCTTAAGACTCCAGACAATATTTCTTACGACTTCATCATCAATAACAACTGTGTCATAATATTTGTCAAATAATGACATTGCAGCTGTGCGACGTCGGTCTTCTATTGACTTAGATTTCAAGTAATCATCAATGATTATCTTCAAAACATTCTTGTCTCTAACGTTCTCAGACTTTAACGGTTGAAGTGATGTCGTAGCTTTCTGCTCGACAGTCTCTGACTTCGTTGTAATCTCAGAAAATTTACCTGCTGACTGTGTCTGTGTGTAGAGAGAACGAACATCGTGTTCATTCACGTCGGCAGGTAATGCGTATCTGATCCTTGCTTTCGGTGTTATTCCTGATAGTTTTCCAAGAGTTTGTGTAACATCACCTTTCCAATCAATTGTATGAAAGGGCATGTCGTTCTTCACACTAATAAATTTTGTGGTGAAGTTGTTCTTGGTCTTTATGTCCCAAAACAAGAAACCTTTATCTACTTCTTCGCCGTAGTTCTGCTGTATTGTCGATCCACAATATGCTATTGTGCCTGCATCGTTGAGAAATTGTTGTTGGTGTATGTCACCAAGCAATGCAAAATCAAACTTCTCAAATAGATCAATGGTGACTTCACCTTCAAGCTCCATCCCAGAGTCTGATTTGGCGCCTTTTACTGCACCATGATAGAATGCAATGTTGATGCTACCCTTGGCAGGTACTACGTCAGGCCATCCGGCAACATCAAATGGTGAGAAGACACACCATTTAAAGCCGTCAATAGGCGCATCAAAAACACCTGACTGCTTAAACAGACGCAATCGAGGATTGTTCAATGCTGAAATGATAGGTGTGATTGCATCTTGTCGGTCTTTGTTTAGGATCAGACCGTCGTGATTTCCAAGAATGACGTCAACAGGTGCAATCTTGGTCAGTTCTGTAAACCACCATGATAAGATGTCAATGACCTCAGGTGTTATTCCCTGTGTCTTTGAATGGACAATGTCTCCACCGATGTAAATTACATCTGGCTTTTCGACTTTTAACTTCTCAAATGCATCAATAAATGCATCACGATATTCATCATGTCGAGCAAGACCACGGAAGTGGACATCAGCAAAATGGGCAATTTTCATATACCAATCTTACTTAGAATTTGTAAGATTTACCGGTAAATTTTTTTAATTGCTCAATATCATTTCTGATATGAGAGATAATTGAAGCAGCTTCGCTTGTAAGAGTTGCTTCATCGATACAGTCATACACTTCTATCAGTGACTGTATCGATTCGAATATGCTGTACTTGATTTCGCCTGAGTCCTGAACATGTCGTTCTACTCTAGGCTCAAATACATCCTGATTACCAGGAATTTCTCTTGAGTGGAATAGCGCTTCATCATTCAGGACTTGAATGATCTCTCTGATTTGTTGTTTTAGTTGTGTGCTCATGCAACTAATTATCAGATCATTGAGCCACTTTTAATGTTTGCGATTTTATACTTGAAAGATGTGGTCATATTCCACACTTGCAGGTTTGATTTTGCATAATCACGTTGCTCTTGTGACATTTCTGCAATATCTTTTGCTGAAGATGTGTCCATGATTGATACATTGCATCCATATTCAGCAAGCAAGTCTGCTATGCGACCAATTTTTCTTGTCATATCGCTGTCGAGACACAGAACTACATCAGTCTGATTTGCGGCTATCTTCTTAAAAAGAAGAGAATTCTCAGGAAGTGCTGAACCGAGAAGGCATGTTCCATTTTCTCCTAATGAGATCAGATCAAATACACCTTCGACAAGATAGAGTTTCTTGTCCCAGTCTATATCGATATCATTGAAAATAATGCTAGTCTTGTCTGCTGTCGCATTGATGTATCGATACTTTGATTTCTTATCAGAAGTTCTGCTTACAAAGTAGTTTACTTCGCCCTCTGTGTCAAGTGAGACAAAAATAGCACGTCCTCTGTGAGAAAAGTCAGGTGAAACACCAATTCTGTATTTCCAGACTAATTCTTCTGTGATAGACCTGTTAGCAAGATACCTCAAAACAGCCTTGACATCAGGATCACGAGCATTTGCTATCAATGGGATTGGAGCATACCCATCAGGTACTTCCACTTTGTGTTCCATCTCAAGTATATCTGCTGATAAGATCTTATCATTCAGATAATTTGACCTGTAGAAGTCAAGACTTTCTCTTGAACCACACTTCCTGATTATTGGAATCAAAGAATTTCCTTTGCTGCTGCAAACCCAGCAATGGAATTTCCAATTTTCCAGATTAACTGCTAATTTCTTTTTTCCTTGCTCGTGACAAAACGGGCAATTAAGAGTGATATCATTTCCATCACGAGAGATACTGCCTTTTCCCAGTATCTTTTGGATGAAATTAATTCGTTCTGTGTAAGTAGAAGACACACATTATCTTATCTTTAGTCGAAGTTAATTTACATTAAAATTGCTGAACGAGCTATAACATAAGAATCTGCCATATCATAACAACAAGTTTTTAGACTACCTGTTCTAGACTTAGGCCAATCAAATTCTATCTGTTTAGATACCCATTCATAGATCTTGTCTTTAGTAGATCTTGTCTTGTCTTTATAATCAATCTTAATACCTAGCGAAGATCTAGATTTAATAGCATTGATGAAAATAGGCTCAACATTTAACACATCAAAACAAATAAATGAAATTGCGCCATTAAATCTGGCTAATGTGTTTATAGTGCTAGCAGACGACAACCCCGGTCGAAACGCCTGCAAGTTTTGTTCGATCGAGACAGCTGTCATTTGATATTTGACATTCAGCTCAATTAGTTTTTCTTTGACAGCAATGCATTTTGCTGAGAATGATTCGATCTTGTCAAGCTTGATATGACCTAATTCTACCAGCTTTCCGTCAGATTCTAAAATGCAGTACCCGGTGCATGATGTCGAGATATCAAGACCTAAAGTTCTAGAAGTCATATTTCAGCCGAAATAAGAACTCATCAGAGTTTCTCTTTGCAACAGGTTGTGCTAGATTAGCTCTCATAATCACGTTAAGATTCTCGTCATGAAGATTGATACCAGTGATATAGACAAACTCATTCTCTCTTTCATTGATGTTCTCAGATACAGGAAACGGTTCAAAACTTGAATTTGAAGATGAGTTTATCAGTGATGAAGGTGCGGGTGCATTGACAATAAAGACGTTTGTTCTCTGCTCACCTGTCAGCGTAAGATCGAATTGCTCTTTTCCAAAAAGTGCAAGTGCCGGATTTGTCAACATCGACGTCCCTTCCACGTAGAAGATATTTCCGACAGAATTCCATTTTGCATGAGGCGTCAAGCAGTCACTTCTGTATATCGTGCCGTTATTATCATCAGAGAGTGAAATTGATACTTTTCCGTATGAACCTGACATGTTTACGTCAGTGATTGTGTAAGATCCTGGTTGAATCTTTCTTCCAAAGCCTAGCGTTGTTAAGTCAAAGATCAATACCAGATTTGATCCTGTGTCTTTAAATCTTTGTGCAATTGTCAATGCAGAAGAAATTTCTACTGTAGGATCTTCTGGAGTTGCGCCACCAAGTGCATCAAAATCTGCAGGTAGACCTGCGTAATATGATGATGTAGATGCTACATTTCTCATTGAGATAATTCCATGACTAACATTGCCAAGATCATTCTTGAAAAAGTCACTTACTTCTGATTCTATTGCTGTGAAGTCTGGAAACTGAAGACCGTTGTCGTTTGGTAATATTGTCAAATTACGCTTGGCAACATTGCGATTTTGATACAAGATTGTGTCTGCTGTCATATCAAATGATGACGTGATCATTGATGCAGTTAAGTTATAAAGTCTAGGTGACTGACCTGTCACAAGATCTCTAACAAAATTTTCTAGATTCATGTAAAAGCCATTAACAGATAATGCCATGTCAACGTTAAATGGGCTTGATGTCACCTTATTGACAGTCTGAAAAGGTGTGACTAGAACGTCGTGTGCTTTTGTAACTGAGGAGAAGACAGGTGGAACGTAAAGTAAAAGATCTTTATCTGACGAGTTTGATTTAGCTGCAAGTCTACTGATATCTGTACTGGATAAAAATCGCTTGTAGAGTTTTAGATCGTGAATCTCTGCTTGCAACGGATTAGAAAACGTGAAATTAACTGGGTCTGTAGAAAAACCGGTAATCAGTGGAATTCCATCAATCGGTGATATCGTAGAATTGAAGAACTTTGCTGTGTAGTCTGCGCCTTTGAAGTAATTTCCAACAATCAGCGCATCTGATGTAAGTTTCGTTGATATCGAAGATGATGGAACTGCAAAAGAAGTCTCGCTTGAATCAATGAAGATGCTACCTGATCCGTAACTTCTTGTGTTTGTTCCCCATCGCACTGTGACGTGGTGCCAGCAGTTGTGTTTAAGTGAATTGTCTGGTGTGATGAATGCCAGATTATTAGGATAACTTAGACCACTTTCAACAGCTGCGAGATCCAAGCTGCTTGGAGAAGTATCTGCGCTCTGGCTTAATTGTAGAAGCAGTCGATAACCATCGCCAAGTTGGTTGTTATCGAGACTTGACCCAGAGACTAGAGATAATGCAAATGTTGATGATAAGTGCAGGATTGTTCCTGCAACAAAACCTTCGTTCTTAGAAAACTTATATCTGGGATTAATGTAGAAGTCAATAGAAAATGCACCATCAGGTGTGTAGGGTCTACCTAAAGATGATGTATTTGCATAGATGATCGCGCTATTGTTTGGACCTGCACTTGATGAGAAGAAATTCAACGTGTGGTAATTTCCACATGAGAAATCACTTGTGCTGTATCCGTGCCTGTAAAAAGGCATCAAGTTTTCTGTGATAATACGCTTCATCAGGTAGGGTGAACCGTTGTAGTCATCAGAAAAATTAACAGGTTGGCGATATCTGACAGGAGAGAAGAATATCGAGTTTCGTGACGGATTGACCTGCGCATTAACATCTGCCAAGTAGGTAGACATTAGACTCGATACATCTGTTGTACCCTGGTTGATCGCTAAAGAGGCGGCCTTAGTACTACTTATAATTTGTCCTTGCGACCAACCTGGTGAATTCTGGGTATCTTCGGGTATATTCTTGATGAACACACTAGGTCGTTCTACAAGATTTATCGTACCAGTCACACCACCTGTTGATGATGACATAATGTGACGTTGTGGGTGCAACACAAGCGTCACATTTTCAAGATGGTCACGTGTTATTGGTATGAATGCCATGTCTCTTTTCCGTGTCTAAGAGACTAGAAATCAAGCCTCACTCGAACTGTCAGATCTTTCTCATCATTCTTCTCAATAGGCCTGCTCAATTTAGCAACAGCTAGAAGATCTCCTGCAGTGTCGTATAAACCTACAGATGTGATGAAAGAGAATGTACGCTGCGTGTCTTCCTGACCTGTATCAATCACGGTAAGTCTTCCATTTGTATCAGCAGCTGTTGGATTTGTCGAGTAGTTGAATTCATCTGCTGTTGCTCTACAGAAAACTAGAGTAGAATTGATATTTGTGATATTCTGGAATGTAATTGCTGTGTCTGATCCTGATGAGAATCGACACGATGCAATATGTTTCACGATATCATCAATTGATCCAGAGACCAAGAAGTCAGGAATGAATTTTGCATTAGGATTGCCTGATCCTGCAGCATCTCCGATAATTACTTGATTTGCCGTTGCATTTAAGTAAGCACCATATGATAGACCACCAATGACGCCAGAGACATGTTGAGATCCTGATATGATCTTCTTTAGATCCAGGATGGCTATTCCCTGGTCATAGAACATCAAGCCAACGTTATTGGTTGAATTCTCTGTACTCACAATATTGCCTACTTGACCACCGTATGCATACTGCGTAGATGAAGCAGCACCAACATCAGAGAAGATGATCGATCCCGATGTCGATGTTACATCGACATTAGGCATATTGGGGTATAGCGCAGTTGTCTGGTCAAGAGATGCTGTTGTGTAGAATCTCATAGCAAACGTCTCAGGCTTGATCTTGTCTCTAGCAAAAAGACGCTTGAAATTAATGAATAATGCTTCATCAATAGGTGCTGTTGCGCTTGTTGTAGTGAGAGTAAACGGTGATGTAAACTGAAGATTTTTGTCACCTAACAGGACCTGCGCAAATTCTTGATATAGCGAGACTTTCTCTCTCATCATCAAAGACTGCGATGAGAATAGAAGCTTTCCAGTTGAGTCAACGCCCTGGAAAGAAGATCCTGTCACTGTGCTTGATGAAGCATACAAACCTATTGTCATATCAAAGACTTCATTTGCAGTTGCAAGAGTGAAATCTTGATCGTAGATTGTCTGGAATAGAGAAGATGTGATAGCAGCAGTTGATACAATAAACGATGATGTCACGAAAACATCATATGTTCGTCTTGTTGCAGAACCACTAATGTTTTCCTGAAGTGCGTCTACAAGCTGATTAAGGTATGATGTGCTTGTCTTGACATCATCAGGTGCAATTAACTTTATCATTATTTCCTCTTGTTCTTATGTTCCGGTGATCCTGATTTCGAACTCTTTGCTCAGGCCTGAGTTACGTCCAACAATTCTCACATATGTGCTGATATATGACCCGCCCGAGAAAGCTGCATATGTGTTGTACACAGCTTGTGAAACATCCCTTGCAATAAACGTCAACGGCGTTGTTGCGCTTGTTGTTGCAATTTCATATCTTGCTGTGTTAAGCGTAGGATTGTTTGAAAGTGCCTGCGAGTTAATAGGAACTTGTCCTGCGACAGACAGGAATAACCTGTTAAGATAGACAATATAGACATTGTCAATAAGCTCAGGAGGAACAGATCCGCCTATTGTTGAACTCATCTGTACGTTTATTGAAACACCCGATGAAGAAGCACCCTCAGCAAGCGTTAAAATGCCGCTTGTTAATCCATTGATCGTCATGAGTGGCATGTAGATCTGATTTGGATTTGATATTGACGTTAAAGTATTCTTCATTGAGAGATTTGTATTAGTCAATGCTTCAAACACAGGTGTGTTCTTCTCGATCTTTTCTTTTCCAACAGTCTGTCCGTACTTGGTTATGACGCTGTAATCGATCTCATCGTCGCTTAATGCAAACGCAAAGATGGAAAAATTGCCTTGTGCAAGTTTTGCTCTACCTGCATCAGTAAGTACTGCATCTACAACGATGTTATTTGTATCTTGTCTAAGAAACGCCATGTGAGACTTCCTCTTTCATAATTATTTATCTACGTGATACCCGTTAAATTATTAAGTCACTTGTGTGTAAACCTTTGCTTCGCTTATAGGTATCGCTACGGGAATCTTTGTATTTCCAGTCGTAATGTTCACAATTTGATCTTGTGCAAGATTTGTCTCGAGTATATGGATCTTATACGACGGACGTTTGCTGTTAAATGCTATCAGATTTAATCGATGACCAGCACTGTCAAGCAAGTCTGTATAGTCAGGATCAAAATAGACAGTCATTCGTTTGTGTTCTGAGTCTTTTACAAGATCTGTAAAAAAATCTTGTTCAAGATAGAGATTTGGATATGGTTTTGGGCATCCTTTTCTTACAACAACATTGATCACAAGCGACTCAGTGAATAGATCCACACTAACTTGAAATTGTGTCGAGTAATTTGATGTGTAACCATGCGCATCAACAGAGATGATTGCGTAGATGAACTTTGAATTTATATTGAACTCTAGGTCGTTGTATAGACAGGTTGGACTTTTCTTACGAGTGACAAGCTGAGCAGGTATAAATTCTGAGCTTGGTGTCTTTATGACCGAGTCGTCGAAGTCAATCTCACTAATCAGTTCAAATGCAACATTAAGTGAAGACCTTCTAAATACTTGGAATTTCTTTATGTCACGCTGCTTATTAAATGGAAATTGCCAACCAATAAAAAGATGACCTTCTGGCAGCAGCTTGAAATAGACGTCCTCCGGTGGTGGAGGTGGTGTATTTTCAACACAGAAGATGTCAATATTTTTACCAGAAGTTGCAAATAGCATTTTTGCTTTTGCAATCTGCGCACCGCGTGATGAAGAAGTCTCTGCTGCAGCATACACAATAACTTCGTACAGGGCTCTAACTGTGTATGAGTACAGGCCACCATATCTTACAGCATTATCGACATATTCTGTTTCCTTTGAGCTGAGATAAGTCGTCTCATTGATTGTCACAGTTCTGTCTGAATTCTGTGTAGATTTGTCAATCACAAATCCTACATGATTTACTTCGACGCTAAGATCAGCAGATGTAATGTCTGCTTCGTCAAAAAGTTCATAATCATAATAAGGAAGTGTAAGATCGTATTCATCAGCAGATACAACATATGAGTTTGAGCTTTGCCTCGATTTCTTTTGTATCTTTTCTGATCTTTCTAATGCGGCTGCGAATTCATCTGCAAATATCGAATTCTCATTTTCAAGTATTCGATTAGTAATATCACCTATGAATAGATTGCTGAATGTGACGGCAGGTGCGAATCCTTTTACATCATTCAAGAAGTCGTTTTGCATGACACCTACAATATCAGTCTTTGCATATCTGTAGCTTGTAGACTGGATATTATTAAGTGCATTAAATAGAAAGCTTCGTTCATTGGCTGTAGAAGATGACATTCTTGTAGAAGACACAGGTGGTGTGGGTATGCCAAAGTCTAAAGAAGCTATCCCTGTCTCAAACACAGCGTCGCCGACTGTGAGTTCTCCTGTAAAGAGCGGGTCTGAGGAAGATGACATAATGTAATATGATTTAGCATCTGCAGATGTGTCTTGAACAACAATAGACGAGAAATTACGTCCAAAAGGTGCGTCTTCATAAAGTATAGGTGCTTTTGCATTGACTAGCGCCTGTATGTCTAGATTCTTTGTTGTTGCCCATGTTTGATTCATTTTAATCTGCACAAATCTTGGTGACTTGCCTATTCTGGATGCAAAAGCGGCGTTATCTGTAATTCCATCTCTACCTAAGATTTGGGATTTTTCATTGACACGTTCATCAGGCATAAAAAAGTTGTAGATAAATTTAGATTCAACAATTTCTGGATTTTTAAGCCCTGCAACAATCGAAGGAAGCGATGGGTATGTGTAGTTATTTGACATTACTTCGTGAATCCTGTTTTTCTGACTATTTCGCTGATCTCTCTTGATCTGCTGCTTGAAGGTTCAGAACGTTCAGACCTTCTCGCTGTCTGCGAAGCAGAAGTTATTGTTGACGTTGTTGTTTCCGTTGCTGTATTTATCGCAGATGTCACTAATTCAACAGAGATGATTAAGTCGCAGAGATAAAAATCGCTAGAACCGCTAAGGTCAGACCCGCTTATTGGTATTGCTATAATTTTATCAAATACAAATCCCTGTAATGCTTCTTTCATGATCTTTTGTTTTTGAAGTTCTACAATATTGTCAACTGTCCTTGTGTATCTTGATTTGACAAGAGGATTGATCTTCAATCCAGCAACGTAGTTATCAAAGATCGTTTTTATACTCGCAAGGTTAGGGTATGCAGATGTAACATCAACATCTTGATTTTGATGAAATGCATTGATGTCAAAGTCAAGACCGTAAAGAAGTCGCATATACTCAAGGATCGAATTGCTTTGTATCTCTTGTGTCTTGACTTCTACATCGGTAAAGTTATCAGTTGCAATATTTCCATTTTGATCAAGAAACTTCAATGTAGTTGAGTTTACGAGATCTTCTTGGCTGCCTATTGAATTTGTCGTGTATTGTTGTGTTGCTTGATCGACAAAAGAGACAGCAGGAAATTTATAAGTTCTTTCAAACTTTGTCGCTGTTCCGTAATTCACATCTCTGAATGTCAATGTGATGTTTACATCTTTTTCAACATTAAGCTTAAATGCGCCAAGTCGCTCCAACATTCCGTAAGGAATGCCGCATACGACAATGAAACTATCTTCTGCTGTTGGCAAGACCGTATCAGCATAATTTAACATTCCTAACAGATAGCTGCTAGTTCGATAATAATCAGATGTGTAATGAGAGAAGTCTGATGTCTTTAACCCATTCTGTCGGCATCTTTCAAGCCATGTAACTGAGTTCCTTGTGTACAAGGAAGCTAAGTTTTCATTATATGCAGGGATGTAGTTTTTAGCTGCTGTAGCTGCGGTAGACAGTAATGAATTTGTTTTTGTAATGTAGTCAAGTATGTAACTGAATGTGTCATAGACAACTTGTGTCTTATACATGGTCGGTGCTAGAAGACTATCTACTAGAATCTTGACATTTGATTCATACACATCTTTCGTATCTTGAGTAGCTACTCTAGATACAGTCAGATATTCTCCATCAAATGTTGCTGATATTATTTCTTCTGTTTGTATGTCAAGAAGCTCGGCTGCTAAAGCGATATCGTCAATTGAACTAGATGTAGTAACAACAGTCGTTTTAATTTGATTCTCGTAACCAGAGATATCGCTAGGTTGAGCTGTGTCTGTCGTTGTAAGAATGTTTGTCAATGATAGAACTTTATTGATAATTCCTTTTATATTTGCAAAGAATTTGTAATCGTAATAAAGTGAATAATAGATCTTATCATAAGTTCTGCTAGATGCATCACCGCCACCAGAAGATGAGACCTCAGTAAAATTATCTTGATAGCTTGTAAGTTGAAAGATTGAATCGCCATTATCATTAATCAGCCCTCTGAACCAATAGATTGTCTTTAAAAAGAATGAAAATGCACGATGATCCCTATTCGATTCTATGAATTGACTTATTATTCCGACTTTTGCTGTGAAAGGATTGTCATTTGTCATTCCAGCAGATGTCAGTGTCGAAGATTTTTCAAGATTCTTTGCAAATTCATAAAATAAGTCAAGCTGGTTTGCATCATCAGTCAAAAAAGGATCGAGGACGCTAGGCTTCCACAGATCAGACATGCTATCTGTTTTTATTGAATCTTGTTGATCAGCTCCAGGCGTGACCAAATTTGCAATTGAAGGGATCTTGAGATCTAGAAGGCTTAATGTCTTCTCAATAATGTCATCGCCACTCGACAATGCAGGATAGCCTGTGAGTCCTAATAAACTTGCAAGTCGCGCTTCCTGTGTCTTAATGCCGGCGAGAGCTTTTGCTTTAAAGGCACCCACCTTTGTTGAATCTTGCTCATAATCTTCGGAATTACGCATCCTGTCTCTAAGACCAGCAATCTTGAACAGCACATTCATCAAGGCAGGATCATCAGCAGATTTCATAATCAGCGTAAATCGTAATGCACTTGCTTCACGATCAACAATCGAGACAGGTATCTCTGTCATAAAAGACCTGTCGATGTAAGCAGAAATGCAATTCAAGAACTCAAAAAACATCGTTGTGTCATTATTTAGAATCATCTTCTTGCGCAACGAGTCAAGATTGTTATAAATATTTTGGTATATCTGCTGAAATTGTTGTGACCTTGTATCGAGAAAGCTAGGATTATTTGCGAGCGGATCAATCAGATAATACTGGTCGGCGACTACATAGTCGCTTAAAAATGATTGACTTTGTGATGCATTGTCTAGACTTAAGACAAAGAGACCTTCATTTGTCAAACTAAGAATTTCGCTAAAGGCACCACAATTCTTGTTTGAACTTAAGTCCTGTTCATTGCCGAGATCTGATAGACCTCCTAATGCAGTTCTAAATACTGTCTTAACATCTGCACCAGGATCACTAAAGCCACTCGAATATTGAAGACTTATATCTTTTGAAAGTGTAGTGAAGATACAATCTGCGACTTGTTCTAGCATCGTGCTATTCAAATTATAAGAATTGTCATAGATTGAACCTAACATCTCAATAGATTGATCATACACGTCATTAGAAACAGATTCAATTGTGAATGTATTGTCTTGTGATGCTTTTGTCGTTATTCCTGCGTATTTAAGCACGCCATAGCAGTTTCTAGCAAGTTGTGCCATTTTAGTGATATTCAATCTGCTATCTGTATCTGTGACACTCAGAATATCTGTTGCCCATGCAGATGTGCTAGATGCTTGCAAAAAACCGCTAAGATTCTTAACAGAAAAATCGATCGAAGTTTTTGTTGTGTTCGAAGGACCGGCTGGGTCCTGGCCCACAATTTCTGGATTGATTAGCATCCACGATGTAGCATCTGTTGATTGCAAATTGTAGAAGTCATCGATAAAATCAAGATAACTAACTTTTGCACGATAAGCAGCTATGATATTATCAACAGCATTATTGAATTCTGTCGTATAGCCAGAATTAAAGTCAGTAGTCTGGGCCGCTGTAAATGATCCTGTCAAGCTATTGACAATCTCTGTTGCTGTTGTCAGCACTGCCTTGTTCAATCCACGCTGTACGGTGATGACTGATTCCTCTGCGCTCTCCTTGCGAAGTGGAACTATTGCTAGCACAGATGCGAGTGTCGAATTAATTCCTTTCGTAGCAATAAATTTATCATAACCCGACTCGCTAAGTGACAATTCATCATCAGAATTTGGAGTTATAGTGACTGTGTCTATTATGGCAGATGTTACTCTTTTTGGCACATAGCTTACACCTGACACAATGTCTAGGGGTTGTGAAAGAGATTCAATACCTGTCTGAAATACTAAAACTGGCTTCATTTTGGAAATTCCACTACTAAGGTTTCGCCTGTGACTGAGACTGTTTTCAATTTGTAAGCATCATCTTTGCTGCCCTTGATTGTTGCAAAATAATTTGACAATCTTGTTGAAGCAATACAACGATATGTTGCATTATTTGAAATCACTTCAAATCTATCAACATCATCTAAGTTTTCTGCTTTCCATGAAAGAATGACTCCGTCATTTCTATTAACGACTTTAAATGTAGTAATCTTTGGAACAATTTTAATATTTTGGTATGCGAATGTTACAAAGATATTTGTTCTTCCAGACTCTACACCGACACTTGATGACGCCGACGTCTTGCCGTATTTAAGTTGACCTTTTGTAATTACGCTCTTGTTAAAGAACTTTTGTGTGAAATTGCTGTTATTCTGGATCTGACCAACAGACAAGATCTTTGCCCCGATAAGCGGTGATAATGCATTTTTATGACCGCCAAGATCAAAAAAGTCCGATGATCCGCCAATCTCTTCTATTACGTCTGGTGCAGATTTTATGCAAATCTCAAATCGATAAACAATGTCTTCAGCAATTGAATCAGTTAAAATGATCTGTCCTTGACTAAATGTTCCAACACGCTCTTCAAATCCTGATAGCAGTGTCGTCTTTGTAACAAGAATTCCAATGATAGGGTCTAGCTGCGTTGACAGATTCTTTATCTCATTTTGGAATAAGTTGTCTATGCCAAGTGTCTTCAGATCATTAAGAACTTTAGAAGTGTTTGATGATTCTTTGTAGATAACTGATGCATTAAAGGTTCTTGATGAAGTTGTATTTCCAATAGTTTGATCTACAAGCTCGACTTGAAGTGATGCAATATCTTGTAGTATCTGAGGAAATGCCATGTAGTTTGCGTCAGATGTGCGAACATCGCCATTCCTGAATTCCATTTTTACTTTGTAATCATATGAATTGTAAGGCGACAGCGTCTTGTCTTCAAACGTAACAGTGCTCAGACCAAAGCACTGCTTTCTAAGCACGATTTGGCTAGCCACAGAATCAGATAGTTCTTGCACAGTTTCATAGACAATTTCTCGCTGCGTAATATTTCTTCTAAGCAACGTCAGTGCAATACAATTAGAAGGTATTGATGACACAGACAATGTGACGCTTGTTGTTGACATTGCAGTCGCATAAATCAGGCAATTTGTGTTTGAAAGATTCTGTGTATTGACAATGATCTCCTTATAAAGCGATGACTGGGCTCCTGTTAAAATTGATGTTGGAACAATTCGATATGATCTTGCAATTGTATCGATTTCATTGATATCAATGAAAGATTGTCCATTCTGGACTTCAACAGATACAGGTTCATTGTCAACATCTTTTTGTCGTTGATAAGCACCATAGAGGTTTGCTGAGTAGATTAAAAATTTCTTGATACGTGTGTCATTTGATGAGATGCCTATACGTCGTTTATTAAATTTCACTATTGATGAGTCTACAGTAAAATCAGAAAATGGCATTACATATCGTTTGATCTGCTCAGATCTCTCAAATGTTGTATTTGCTATCACACGTGATGCATTTGCATTTCGCGTGAAAAAATAGACTTGAACAACTTGATAGCTTGTCTGCTTGTTCTCAATAATGACATCAACATAACCTTTCTTTGCGTCTAGCAACGAAATGTCTATCGTATGAAATGCATTAATCTCTGACGTGAAATTGCTTCCACGTGTTTTATCAAAATTCTTAATAGCATTGATAGCATCATTAGACGTCTTGATATTCTGATTCTTGAACATGTTTTTAGGAGACTTGACAGGACTTACAAGCGAAAATGCTAAGTAGACCTTATTGATAAAGAATTCCTTCGATGTGACAGAAAATCTTACACGATAAGTAAAATTCATTACGCCAGTAACAGTGTCTTGCTGATGATCGATTATTTCTGCAGGGTTTACCTGATCAAACTGGGCCCATGCATTATTCGGTACAATGATCTTAGGCATATGTCAGTCCAGTATGATTGTGAAGATATTGGCATACGTTGGTGATCCGTATCTGTCGACAAACACCTTGCCTAAAAAGACGACACGTTTTGTTGGATGTTCCAGATCATCAGAGACATTGAACTCGCCAAAATCAACCATATCTAACTTTTTGACTGTGCTTGAACCGAGCTCAAATGCTTGCAAGCAAATATCATTTGTCTGTGATGTCTCAACAAATCTAATTGTCTGGTTTGGACAACGTGGGCTCTCGGCATCTTTGCCAATAAGATCAGCTACTAGTTCACTATATGTGTAAGAATCTACTTCTTTCACATTAGGATAATCACCCATTACTTTCATTCCATCTTTAGTCTTGACAACAGGTGGAAGATAACTAAAATTGAGAGAATTTGAAAATCGCTTATGTGTAAAGAGCGAAGGTGCCTGGCTGACTGCAGGATACAAGTCATCACCTGGTATCGGACCGCTATTTGAATAGTTGAACTTAACATTATTTGATGAAACAACAAATTGGTCTGAGTCATCAATTGGATCTCTTGATGCAATAATTCCTTGCTTCCTGAAATTGTGAGTCGTATTACCAATTATGTTGTCAACAAGCGATGCAAATCTTGAGTCATTGTTTGCATTATTCAAAAATGGAGAAGAATCTTTAATTGTTGAAATTTTTCCATCTGTCACAATAATACGATCACCATTATTATTGACATTCACGCCATTTGGAAGCACATTTCCATGATCATTTGATTCAATTGTGATTGAATCAAATGGAAGACAACATGCTTCGAAAAATGGTCGGGTCACTGCATCGTCATAAGATCCTGTGATAGACGACTTGTCATAAAATGTACCACGATCTGTAAAAGACGCATACGCAACTCTGAAGTCGCCTGAGGCGAGCTGTCGCTTGCCTTCCTGCGTCATGATCAGATCCATGATTCTAGATTTTGGGTTTAGTATTCCTGCCATGCTTTATTAACTATCTTTTGTGCCGCTACTTCGAAGACAAAAGAGACGAGGGCTTGTTCAAAACGATTGTGGTCGGAGCGAACGGCGTGTTATTGGTGATTGTGCCACTTGATCTATTTCTTGATATGTTATCAAAGAATGGAAGTGAACAAGTAAATTCTGTGCTAAGATTGCTTGACTTAGTAAGTAATGGAAGCACAACTGTATCTGATGATTGTGATACAAAAATGCATGCTGTTGGTGATGCTGTAAGTGTTGTAGAAGTTGATTTACTAAAATTTAATTGACCTGTTGATTTTTGGACAAAGCTTGTGTCATATCTCTTTGAATCATGACGCTGTTCAAGTATATCTCGATAATATCCGAAGTGATTTGCACGAAACACCGTTGTAGGATAAAGTCGATCAGACAACACCTGCAATTCTGAGAAACACGCCTGTGATGAGAACCTGTTCATCATAAAATATGGGTAAGTGTTTCCGCTAGAATCTCTTCCAACGACACCTCTTTTGCCGTCTTTAATGAATGAGCCTGTAATGTAATTATCGAGATAAGATCCTGAATATAGAATTCGTTCACTGATGTCGAATTGATCAACGATTACGTCTTGAATTGCTTCGTGTAACGCATTAGACGTCAACTGCTGGTTCAGCATAGGCAGCTTTTCAACATTATTTAATATCAATGATCCGTACAGAAGGACTTTAGCCGGTTGTGTAGGTATTGTCAACATAGAACCAGTCATGCTAGATGCTGATAAATCTGCTCCAGGTAAATTGTGTGCAACTGGAAAATTCAAAGTACCTGATCCGAGAGATGCCGAGATTATTGAATGAAATCCTGAATCAAGCCCAAATATCAATTCATCACTTGGAAGTAATAAATAAGGTGTGTTTCTAGAAAAAGCTCCGCCGTTCTGACCGATCGCTAGCGGCGGCGACGTTCGTACTGTTGTAGCACCAACGTCATATTTAAACACAATGCCGCCTGGACTTGAACCTGTAAAAAATTCATTTAATAATAATGATTTAGGGCCTGTCTTGCTGTTCCATGTGCTTGAGTGCATAGGTCTAGGATCAAACGTATAATGTTTGATTCCCACAAAGTTTTCTGGGTGTGTTGCAGGATTAGCCAACAACTGGTCTCTTCCTGGATATGCAAGTGTATTATAATTTACTATATCGTGCTCTAGCGTATTGCTGAATGCACCTAATGAACCTGACTGATTAGGTGTTTTTGTTCCGCCTCCCCAGAAGTGTGATATACCAAACGGTCGACCAAAACCTGCAGGTGGAAGTGGTGTAGGATTAATCTCAAACGGATATTGCGTTACTGCAGTGAACATCTGATCATAGATCTTAGGCGTGAACAGCAATTTTAATGTTGTTCCTTTGAATGAACTATCTGCTACAGTTAGCGTCTGGTTATGATTGATCATAACAGGTGGGTCATGTATTGGGATACCGCCAGCAAAAATTGAATTATCGTTATAGAAACAGAAAGATTCATTTGCAACAAGCGATCTTATACTTGAAGAAACATCAGACACACTATCGATCGTAGAATTTACTCTATTTTGTCTGTAGATGAAAAATACATGATTTGTAATGTCTTTATACGCGCCTTTTTTAATTGTTGACACCGTTGCATCTTGTATTCTGCGCCCTACAACTGGCATCTCAACATAAACTTTCTCGAGCACAAATGGATGTTGAATATAATTCGACATTTTGATAGTCTGGCTTGAAGTTGCATGATATCGTGGGGCACGAGGTGCATCAAAAAATGCTGTAGGTGTTCCAATCTTTTCATAACCAAGCGATATTAATTTTATTCTTGTATCAAGTTTTGATGATATTGCTACACCAGGAGATGGTGTAAATTGACCGACTTGTTTTTCTAAACTAGATGGAATAGCCTTAAGATCACTATTAATATTGACACTAATTTTATAGTTTGTTGAAGCACCTGTTCCTGGTTCTACTAAACCAATATCTTCCCATTGCTTTTTATCAAAATTGAAGTACATAAACCCACTACCGCGTTGGTACAGTGGATTTTTTGCATAAAATGGATCCATCTTATATGAATCTTTGATTGATGAAGGTGTAATGTCTATTTCAATCATCACTTTACTTGTTATTGGTGATGAAAATCCCGGGTATGATGTGTTGCTTGTTCCTGAGATATCTGTCTGATTAAAGAATGCTGCAGGATTTCTAGATTCTTTGAATGGTGCATATGAATTGTCTACAAATTTTGTCAAGAATTGAGTCGATGGATGAGGAACTTTTGTAATTTCAATCGTTCCTGTTAGAAATCCTGACGATTGCGCCTGTGTTCTTGAAATATTGTAAGGCATCGAGACTTGCCTAGACTCATATATTTGTGTCTTGCTATCATCAAAAGAAATCGGATCATTACCTAGCGATCTTTCATCACCGGAGCGTAGTAATGTTGGATAAGATCCTGGCGCATTATCATTAGCACTAAGCTGCGCCCGAGGTGAGATATTCAGAATTCTTGTCTTCATCTTAATAATCCACCAAATGATATAGAATCTGTGCCAGAATTAGATCCATAATATGAGAATCCTCGTGAAAATGTCTTCTCATTAGGACCGATATACGTGTATTCGATTGATGTTCCAAGGTTTGTCAAGTTATCTTTCTCAATAAATGGATTTGACATTTCGTTAGATCTTATGAATCCTGGTATGGTGACATTCAGTGATTTGCCTACACCATCTTCAAAAATAATAGCTACATCAGCATTATATGTGTAAGTGTCAGATATGCTCACTGATGTGATGCTTCCTCGGACGCCTCTTGCATTATATTGTTGTGTCTGATTTGCAAGTTCTATTTTGCCAGAATCAGAAAATACAACGATTCTTCCATCATTTACTTCGACTGCGAGGAGAGGATCAACAGCTGTCTGATAGATCATATTATTTATGAGCACATCTCTAGCAGATACGCGCTCAGATGTGTCTTCGAATGCCACGATATTATTGATCTCTACCTGTTGACCCAGGTCTCGCATGTCAAGATCTGGAACAAGACGATCATTAATTGTAGATCTTGCAAAACCTTTTGATGACATATACGGAAGTGTTGATCTCATGAAATACTTTACAAGATTTACTTCAACACCTTGCCTATATGCATCAATCAAAATTGTGTCATCTGGTTGTACTGAGCCAGTTGTTATTTGGCGTTCAAGTTTTTTGATTCCTGAGTCTATAAAGTAATTCATTAGTATCTCTTTATCACAGCTTCAACTGCAGTCAAGTATATGTCAAGATCAGTCTTTGCACGTTCTGCACCAAGATATTGCTTATCAAACAGATACCTGTGCCTGTGTCGTTCAAGAATATGAGACTCAATTACATAGTTCACGCCTAAGAAGTTTACTTTTCGCGGTATAAGCTGATTGAGAAGCATTGTCAATGATGAGTCAAACCATTTAAAGAGATCAAGATAACGCCTGAGATCGACTGGATCTACAAGCCTATCAAAATAGACCTTTGAGATCTTTTCAAGATCTGGGTAGATGTTATCAAACATATATGACGTATGTCCTAACGCAGAGTCTATCGCGCCTGTGTCTCCAAATAATCCTATTATGTCTTCATTCAGCGCCTTGATTGCTGAGTATTCGATTGACAGTCTATTGTCGTCATTAATTGATGTATCTGGTCCAAGTTCATAAACAGGAGCAGGTGATGTATATGAGTCTGTCGCCAGTGGATCAAGAAGACTTCTAACTCTAACTTTATCATCTGACTGAAGAAGATCAATGTTAGGCGATATCCTGTTTATGGCAAAGTACTCCGGTTTGATAAGTCTTACTGATTGCTGAAAACCGCTACCTGACATATGCAAATTGTTCTGAGAGAAATCAAACAATCTTATGCTGCCTGATGCGTTCGATGCTGTTGTTGCTTGGTCGATGCTTACATCGACCCTGAGGCGTTCAAATGTGCCTGATGACTCTGTGTCGAAATTGAAGTTGATCTTTGGATCTTCTACACCAAGCGATCTGTAATTCCTAAGATGTTCGAGTGTTTCTTGTGAATTCAAGCTCTTAGACCAGAATCTTACTTGTGACACAAGGCCATCAAAATGTGATAAAGCATTGTCGCTTGAATTATTCAAGAAATATGTGCTTGTCGATCCCAAGCTTTGTGAACCGATGATTAGATAAGATCCAGATGCATTGTATGATGAATTTACATTCTGAAACATGTCTTGTGAATAATCGCTTCCTGTGACTTCGCAGAAATACGATGATGTCGTGAAGTATGTGTAAGTCACCTTATCTTCTTGATAACCGCACCGCAAGAAATAAGATGATGACACTGAATTTATTAGATCACCTCGATCACGCCCGCATGCAACATGCCACTTTTCACCGTTAAACATGTTGACACCGGTCAACACAAGATTGAGTGCGGGTGCAAGTGATTGTTTGCTTGATCTAACTTTAAGTGTCAAATAACCAGACTCAGTGCTAGCATCATGTGCATATACAACATTTAGAAGACACGAACCTGTGTTTGAGGGCTCACTTGATCCTGTTGTCTGAAGCCTTAGCAGACTTTGCGTGTTGGCATGACTTGTTGAAGATCTAAATTTGACAAAACTTTCAATCGAAAAAGATCCTGATGTCATCAATCCGTCATTTGGTTGATTTGAAATATTAGTTCCAGCGACATTAACAAATGTTCCAACAACACCGGGTATACCGGGTTCAACTCTAGAACCTGACAGATAAGGTGTGTAGAAGTGAGGAATTTGTGTAAAGAAGCTTCCAACTTTTGTATATGAAGTGGGTGAAAGCGATCCTGACATATCTAGCATTGCTGATGTTTCTTGTGTCTGTTGTCTTAGACCTGCAAGATCTTGCAGAGGTGGTCCACCATATTCTCTGATATTGAAGAAATTGTCAGGAATAATACCTGTTGACAAGATTGCCGATCGTATTGACGATCTTGTTCCTTTTGATAGGGTGAGTTCTTTAAAATTTCCAAGAATGCGACGCCAGATCTGGTGTCTAACGTCTTTTAATGACTGTTGTGCTAGAGCATAATCATTTTGAAGTGATTGTCCATAGAAGAACTGGTCTGGTGTTGTATTTGAGAAGAAATTTGGAAGTTCAAGACCGTAATATTGTGCAACAAATGGAAGAAACTTGTCGATAGCAGACTCAGGGTCATCTAGCTCTACATAGTTGATATGTGAGAAGTAGTCTAAGAATATCTTTAATTCATCAAAGAATTTTGCGTATGTAAGCAAGAATGACAGAATAAGCTGCGGTTTTTGTAGATTTCCTGTACCAGGAACAGATGCAGCAGAATATGCTAGACCTAAATTCTGGTCTATCTTTTGAAAGCCTGATGCTGCAGCGCCAAGCGTAAGATAATGCATCGGTATTAATTTCAATATGAAATTTGGATTTTCATCATCGTATGCAGCGGCATCATCTAGCAGAAAAGAATTGAGACTCTTTACATCAGCATAATTTGCAAATAAGACAGGTGAATATGCGGTATTCTCATAAATGATTGGGTTGCTTAATAGTGATGTATTTCGTAAGTCTGTCGTGTAATTATTGATATAAGAATGTAGCTTATTACCTGATGAATCTAATGCGACGTTATTGCCTGCGTAAGAACCTGAAGGTTCATTCAGCTTAAAATATGCAGTTAAGCTGCCACTTTCTGCATAAATTTCACGCTGTGAGTATGAACGAAGAGTTGTTGATGAACGATATTCTTTGAAGTATCTAATTTCATCAATAGATCCAGAGAAAGTGTAAGAAGGCATAAAATTATAGTCAAGAATGTTGTGTAACGATCCTGACCCGATGAACATAGATGCGCCGCTGAAAGAGATGCTTCCAAAATCTTGGTCATCGCTTGATTCGTATATTGTATTGTTGTCAACATAGATTGCTGCGCGTTTACCACCGTTAAAAGGTGTTAATTGAGCACAAAGATGAACCCATTGTCCTTTATTGATAGATCCAGATGCAATAACGTACGCATCAGATGCAGATGAGACAAGAAACAACACTTTGCATTCTGTTGTGCTTGTTGAAGAAGATAATGCAAGTGTCATACCTGCTGTTGTTGAGATTCTTTGAGCAATTATCTGATTACTATTTACCTGGCTTGGCACCATAACATGCATTTCAATCGCAAAAGGAGAAATGCCGGGATCTAAAATCGCAGACCCATAATCAACATTATTCAATATAGGAAAGTTTAGTGACTTACCATCTCTTACTTCAATATAAGTTCCGTTAGAAGATCCAGGTGCTGCTGAACCTGAGAAGTTTAGATAACCTGTATTCTTTGGAAAATTGTCATAGACATACTTTTCGTAACCTGTCAATTGATCAAGATATAACTCAATGTCAGCTCGAGTTTTATCGTACGGGTATTGATTAATTACAAGATCAAATGCAGTATCAACTTTTCCACGTGCTGAATTAAAGAACGTGTGGTTCTCAAATCGTGTGTAATCAACAGGAATTTCTTGAGTAGATCTTAGGCCGACACCATCAGGATCATACTTAAATGATGATGTATTAATAGATGAAGCTTGACGTAAATCTGCATTAATGATATTTTTGAATACATTTTTTTGATTTCCTGCGTTAGAAACAGCATTGCTTGATCTAAAACTTGGTCGATTTCCTGTTTTTGATCTCATTGTATTTACTCTACACTAAATTTGGCTGCAACATCATTGATTATAAGCTCGAGGCCTTTATTGATTATCTTGAAATCAAATGTGTATGTTCTTCCACGAGGTAATGATGACATAAAGAAGTCAAAATAATGTGTGGAAGCATCGTTTGATGTAATCGTTCCAGAATCATCAAATGGTATGATGATATCACCACTTTCAAAGTCTCTAACTCTGTAGTAACATTTATCAACCACAACGCCTGTATTTTCAAGAGGCAATTTTGAATAAACAATTGGACGATTAAAGTCTTCTACAAAGAGACGAAATCTGTACGATTCTGTTTCTTTGTATGATGATCGCATATTCGTGATATTGACAAAAAATCTTTGTGGAGTCTGCACGAACGCTGTTCTTGTAGGCGACTTTATTGTGATCGATCCTGAGAAGTATGCAACAGAAAGATCTAGTGACTTCCACACTTCATTGAATGTTATCGATCCAGAAGTTCCTAATGCACCAGATAATGCAGAATTAAATGAGCTGACTGCAAAAGACGATGTATAAAAGCCTGTCTGAAAATTGTCGCCAAATTTAAGCTGTGAAACATTGTAAAACTTGTTGAACGACCCTGTAAAGATGTTCAGATACATACAATTATTTCCTTGAATTGAATTTGCTGCTGCACCTGAGAGTATGTTTGCAGGCAAACCTCTATCAAAATTATTTAGAAATATCGAACCGCTCGTGTTGTATGTCATACTCTCATGATCGTCATGTATTGTGTCATCATAGATGACAATCAACTTTGGACGTTTTGAAGTATTTGTTGTATTTCTTGATGCAAATCTCTTGACAAATCGTGTCTTAGTGTCTGTTTCTTGAGACGATATAAAAGAGATTCTAAAACCGCAATCAGGTAAAAGACCTGCAATTGTTCCTGATACAATCTTTGTAATATCAACTTCAAGATCCTCAGTTCCTAATGAAAATGCTTGTGTGGCAAAGAGATTAACAATCCCTAGATCATCATGTAGATTGCCTGACGAAATGATATCAATATCATTGCTACCTAGCAAACCTGTCTTATTAGCACCTGTAAGACTCCATGTGACAGGGGTAGAGATCATTGAAGCTGTCACAAAATTACATGAATCAACATCTTCAAATTTGATAACATCTTTTCCTCTGCCTTCATCAAATGATTTTGATAATGGAAAGACTGCAAGCGTGAAATTTGAGGGTGTTGTTTGACCACCATAGATGTCTGACAATTTTAGATAGCATTTAAAACTGTCACTTGTTATATCTAATGAAGAAGCTGTCAGTGCTTTAATTGAAGAAAGATCAAAATAGACTAAACCTCTAGACAATTCTATTGGATTTGTTTCGCCTGTGATTTCATTTTCATCATACAACTTGAATATATCAATAGAACCTGCTTGCCCTACATTAGCATCAGTCACTCTAATTTGACCCACAATCTTATTGGTGATGTATGAGTCTCGTGTTGCTTGAATGATTTTGTACATGGTTACACCGCATTCCCGATTATATCGTAGTCTGAGTATTTCATCTCAAATATCCCGCCTCGAGGTGGTTTGATAAGACCACGAGAAGTATTTGATGTTAGATTGTATGAGATATCTGAGTAAACTCTATCTTCGACATTTCCTGATCGTGTAATGAATCTGTATCTCTCCAATGAGATTACACCATACTGGTTTATAATCAGATTCAAGATATCACTAATCACAATAGGCTGATCGATCTGAAAATTGATTACGCTCAGATAAGATGAAATATTATTGTTGATCTTTTGAAGTGTTGTTGAAGCATCAACGCCATCTGTCAATGCAACTGTGTACGAGAATCCGTAATTCACAATAAGCGCATCGACTATGTCATATGAGTCTGCAGTCAATCTGAACTCATTGAGATATTTTGCAATATTCTTCTTAAGACTATCAGGTGATATTGTCAAATGAGCATCTTGATCTCTGCTGACAACATATAGAATTGATGCGAGAGGATTTGTTGGATTTGATCGTGTCCCAACTCTAAAAACTCTTCCAAAATTTGGAGGCATTGAATAGACACGTGCGATCAAATCTTGTCTTGTCACAATACGTGATTGTGAATTTTTAAAGTTCAAAGCAATTGATCTAAACTCATTAAGAGAAGGTATATTTTCACCTCCTATTGCTGATGATTCATTTTTCACTTCAATAGATGATCTTATCTGTGCAACTTTTGTTGATGGCACTGATTGACCGAATTTTGTATTTAATGAAATGATTGTTCTGATAGTATTTGCAGCAACATTATGAGAAAGACTTCCACCTGATCTATAGTAGATAGACAATGTTGTATTGACAGGTGTTACTCCTAGACTTTTTGTCTGAAGTAGCGCATTTGGATCGATTGCAACTCTTGAGAATGTTTTTCTATCACCATACAATGGTAAGGCAACTTCACTAGGATCTGGTATGATGTCATCATCAAGTGTGTCTACTCTTCCTGAACCAAATACAAGAGACGTGACTGCTGTGTTGAGTGTTGTCTTTGTATAGAAACGATAGGGTGCAGGAACGATATAAAGATTGTCAGGTACAACGTCATTGTCTGATGCTGTGTTAGATACGCGCTTAAAAACAACGTCATTTGTAAGCGACTCAACTTCATAGTACTCGTTTAGATCAGAATCTACAACGCTCAGAATCTCTGAAACATTATTTCTTGAAAGAGTAATGTTTCTGAATGGGACAAACGTGTTTGGTATGACAAATTTTTCTTCAATTGTCTCACCTGATGAGCATAGGGAACTTCTGAGCAATGAATAAGTGAGAGGATTGCCTGCATTATCAGATGTTAAGACACTTACGTCAGCAGTCAGCGCGCCGTTAGACATACTCGCAAAATTGATATCATCTAGCAATTCAAAGACAGTTCCATTGCTTGCTTGTAATTTTGTCTTTGATCTTATGATAGGCAGATAAGCATGTTTAGGTCGATAGACACCACTAACAAGCTCAGATTCTACCTTGATGTAGAAACTTACCATACAAGATGCAGGTGATGCGCCTTGTATCTTCACACCTGCAAGTCTGATCTGGCGTTCGATATTCGTCGGTTCAACGGCAGTTTCAAGATTTAATTCATTGAATTGGTGATCAAGATAGAATGACATTACGTCACCCACGTACGATGTCATATCATTGAACATTCCACCAAGCGATGCATCGCTAAAGTCCTGAATCTGGTCAGGAAAGTATGTCTTGACGTATCGCAGCAGTTCAGACTTGAAAGAGTTGAAATCACGATTGAGATATGATCTCTCTTTTTTCTGAACAAGATTTTTCTTGATGTTGAATGTAGACATTCGTTAGCTCATTGCTGTAAGAGTGATATCAAGCTTTCTTGCTTGTATTCCTAATCGTTGTATTGAGTATGTGACAGTTACAATAATTCTTGAAAAGCCGTCATTCTTTGGAGCCTGTGGTGTACAGACAACGTTATTCACACTCACTTGCGGCATGTACTTTTGAGTCGTATTGATAATTGCACGTGAAGCTTTCTCATCCCAATCATCTTGTGATACACGTTCAGTTAGAAGCGAGTTCAGATTTGCACCAAATTCAGGATACATGAGTCTTTCACCGTAATTCGTGAGAATCATGTTCTTAAAGTTATCTATTATGTCTGATTCGATGTCAAGATGCTGGTCAAATAATTGGCCTCTTTTTGTAGCTTTTCGTAATGGTGTTTTGATGCCTATCGGAGGAGAATCAACTGACGGAACGGTCTCGATTCTCTGACTTATTACGCTACCGCCGCCCTTAAATGACCTTGTCGTATGTGTAGTTGTTGTAGATGTTGTTGCCATATAGGTCTAATTATGTTGTTGTCAAGTTCCCCGATACATCAATTCGAATCAATCGCTCTTCATTATCTTTGAGCTAAATGAATTTGCAGACAAATTTGTCACAAGTGTCGTTACGTTAGGAAGCGGCACACCAAGTGTTCCAAATGCTGCAAGAATATCAAATAAAGCATATGCTAATTGACTTTGAAAACCTGCTGCATCAATGATGACACTTGTTGCTTGATTTCCATCACCTGATGTCACAGTGACATTTGATCCATCCAGCACGATCCCAACAGCACTGGCGTCTGTTTCTGCTGATATCTTGATGTCTTTTCTTGCATGAAGTCTGATCTTGTCTGATCTTTCAACAATCGATGCACCTGAACCGAGATCAGTGCCAATCTTTATTCCAAAGCTAGAATCAGGATTCATGCCCATGGATGCATGAATCCTCGAGAGGTCATTTTTAAGATCTAGATTGCCCTCATCTACATTTCCATAGAACGTCTTGTCATTCTCGTTATATTGACGTGCATTCAAGAATTCATGCCCAGATGAAGTGTCAGATGTTTGACCTCGTCCTACAACAATGTCCACCATGCCTGTCTTTGGTGAATTTTGTCCTAGAGAAGAAGCACTGCCAAGTGTAATAAGTGAATTGTTTGATCCCTGTAAAGAGAAATCCGTGCTTATCGCAGAATATCTCGGAACGACTTCACCCTGGAATTCAGCTTTAATAGCATCAGAGTTATCGTAGACTGTCGTATATGAGATTCCAGCATCGCCGAAGTCAGGAAACAATTTAGCAGGCTGGTTTTTATCAGATGTCAAGTTAACGCTGAATGCGGATCGATCATTGTGGGTGTAATTAAGATCTTCTGCGATCAAATTCGACACCTTACGTGACATCCAGTATCCAATCTTTCCGCTAAACAGGACGAAGACCTGCTCACCTGGCTTGATCGGTGCTTTCATATGGGAAAAGAAAGGATAGAAGACACGCAAATCGACGCCTGTATGAGAGTCTAAAATCCTTCCAATAAATGACCCACGTGGCATATTCATCAATCGCTCGGGCGTTGTGAATGACATGTCGAGATCGATATATTTTTTTGAGATTGCGTCTGCTTCATCGTATGATTCAACAGGTCGTTTGAAATATTCGACAACAACTGCTGTGTAGATTCTTGACATCAATTCCATGATTTAATCTCTATCTTCAAAGCTGCCGATTTTGTCATAAATCGATGCAGTATCATTTTGTCGTGAGTCTTCTTTTACAATAAGTTCTGCAAGTTTCAAGATTTGATCGTTTGCTTTTGACATCCTTTCAATGTATTTCACAATGACAGGTCCTAAAATATTGTGATTAGCAGAATTACCTTTCACTTGTATCAATACATCAGTGAACAAGATAGAAGCATTTTCACGATCTGTCGTGGCATTATTATAAATTTCTTGCCATAGAATTCTGCGCTTGTCATCAAGGTCTTTAATGCTCTGAAGCATATCATTGAAATGCTCAACCTTCTTTTCTTTTTCATTGAACTTTTCAAGTGCATTTGTATAAGTTTCTACGGACGCTTTTGACATGGTATCTCCTAAAAGATCAGAGTCTTACTTATTTCTCTGTAATGCTTTCTAATTGATGACATTGAGGAAGAAAGCTGTTTAGGTGACAAATTGGTCATGTCTCTAACATAGACAAAAATTGCACGTTTATTGAGGCTTTCTAATGTGTCAGCTTTGTCAAATAGCTTCAAGATGCAGTCCATGCAGATCTTGTCATTCTCGCAAGAGAGACGATTTTTGACTCTATTTAAGATTGTATTGATGTTTTCAAGCGTATTTGCTTGAATTGTTTCTGTCGTAAGAAGCGGATCATGCTTGTGAATATCAAAAGGAATGATCTCAATTTCTGAGATTACGCCTGCATCTTCCATGCTAACATGTCTATTTGAATACTTTTGCTTTTGACGACTTTTAACGATTATCCAGTTTTTAGCAACAACATTAAAATAGCTGAATGCTTTTGAGCCGCGGCTTGCATCAAATTTCTTAAGTGTCTCATACAAAAATGTGACACAATCGTTTTTGAATTCATCAGACATGATCACACTTACTGCTCCATGTATGAATATCAGATTTTCCACAAGCTTATTGAATGCAGGAAAAATTTCATCAACATAGATCTGTGATTTGATCTTAGCATCATTTTCTGCTTGAAAACTTACGATTGCATCGTGTGTTCCAGAATGAAAGTAATGCTTGAGATCATTCGCTCGGGCGACTCTTTTCTTTTTGATTGTTGTCTTCATCTGTACTCGTCTCTTGCGAACTAGATAGTCTACTAGCAACGAAGAGGATAGCATCTCTAGAAACAGAGATGTCCTCAATAACCTGTCTTATTTCGATGGAGTCAAAAAAGACAGGCTTCTGCATAATGTCAGTCATTTTTGCATATCTTTCATCAAATACGTCAAGCGCATCTTCAATTGCATCTTGTGTGCGAAGAATAACTAGACCAAATTTATATGACTTATATGCAAAATAAGCTGTTGCAATTGACAAGGCGATTAGTGTTAAAACAAGTAGTAGTATGATCATTTTATTTAATGACGCTTTCTAGGGTTTTAGTGTAATTTTGCACAATTGCAGTTCTTGAGAATGACTTCTTGCATTTTAATGACAACTCATTTGCCCAACCTTTTGGGACATCAAAGCTATCTCTAAACTTCTTAAGCTTCTTTTTAAAGTCTTGCTCCTTGGGATTTGCCCAACGTGAGTTTTCTACAAATATCCGTTGATCGATCTTGTTTGCAGGCACATTGACTAGATCATAGTCTATCGAGATAAACTTGCCTAAATTCATAAAATCGAGCTGGCCTGACCAGTTTGTTGTGATAACAGGTAGGCCAGCAATAGATGCATCTAATATAGGTATACCGAAGCCTTCTCCGCGTGTAAGGCTTATAAAGCACTTGACAGATGGGTGCCTGTATACAGATGCTATCTCATGATCAGAGAGATTTCCATGCAAGACATGAATCTTTGGAAAGCTTCCTTTTCTGAATGCGTTAAGTGCTTGTGTGATCACACTAAACACATTTTCTCTATCAATCTCTGTGCCACGCCCTAGATTTGTCTTAAGAATTAGACCCACATTTGGATCATTCTCAAATGTCTCGCAAAACCATCGTAGCGTATTGAATATATTTTTTCTATCGCCTGACTCTTCCAATGAAGTAAGCTGTGAAACAATTAAAAAGTTGAATGATGTGTCAAATTTAATTGATGTAATTGATTCAAGCGGCTCCAAGTCAAGTTCTTCTTGATACCATTCGCCAATGACTTCAATCGGCGTTGTGATTGTTCCAGATCGCATAAACGTGTTTTTTACATGCTTGCTTGGAACAATCACTAAATTCATCTTGTTGATGGCATCAATCCAGCCAGGATTACAAATATCTGTTTCAACACCTGCTGTTATGCCTATATTGAATGCAGCTAGATCAGTTGCCCATTCATCTGGAAGCTGGACTTGGAATGAAACATCAAACCCGCTTGTGTCGTTTGTCGATTGTGACATTATCTTTTCAACGTCACCATTAAATCCTGCAGGATTTATACACCATGCTGTATTGCCCCATTGAACAATTTGTGTCTTGAGTGTGATATTATCACGACTTGACAAGAATCGATATATCTGTCTAGAATGCTCGCCGTACCCAGAGATACTAAGCATCGGCGCACGAATAACTACATTTTTCATTAAAATGTCCTCACTACCCAGTCTGTTTTCTTTTCACGCCACGTATTAATCAAGTTTAATGCTGTATCATGCCATGCATCAATTGTATCCTGATAGGCGAATTCACTTGTTGCATAATCTCTAACTTTCTTTCGAAGTGCTTGCTTCTTATCATCAGGTAATTTGTACAAATCCATGATTCCCTTTGCAATGCTCTCATTAGAGACGTAATCTTCCCAAATGTAAGGAACCATTTGACTTCCAACCAAAGTCCTACAATCAACATCTAATGCAATTCCATTTTGTGAACCGTCACGATGGTCTACAACTTGCCTCGTGAGTCCGCCTGTCTTGCAGGCAATAATAGGAACGCCTGCGCTCATTGCCTCAAGTGTTCCTAGACCAAATCCTTCTGCAAAGCTGATATTAATGCAGAAGTCTGATATATTGTAAAGAAGATTTAGCTTGTCAAATTCGATTCGTTCTTTCGAGAAGATGACATTATCTGCGATCCCAAGCATATCAGCCACTGCAACAAGGTTAGGACCTTCCTGATCAAATGGATCTGTGTGCATAACCATTGTTGCTTTCTTGTGACCCGTTTGTTTATGGAGCTCTTCAAGAAATAATTTCCAAGATACTAACACATCGCCAGGCCTCTTGCGGCGAGCATTTCTATTGATCCACATGCCAATAAAATGATCGTCCTTATCAGGTCCTAACATGCTTCTACGATACGACTTCCTAACATGATCATCAAGAGGAAAGAAGACGTCATCAGGGATTGCATGTGGGATGAAATTTACCTTGTCGGGAAACTGGTCCTTGATTAGTTCATATGTCATGTGTGAATGACAATTAATCAAGTCAGTAGACTTATAAAAGACATCATTGAATTTTGGAAAAGGCGCATTATCCCAAACATGCCACCATGCAATGGGGCACATCTGGTGTATCTCATCTTCCATCTCAAACAACCACGTAAAGAATCGTGGGTCTGTAAAGATCAAGAGTAGATCTGGTTTTTCTGTAGCAATTGTCAACCTTAGCAGGTCTCTATTACCAAAACCGTCAATAGGCTTGATAATTAAGTCATCATTTACGACAATTGTTCTATAGTCTGTATGCTTGACTGCAGCACCAAACTGCCTGAATGTCCAACAACTCTTCTTGATCATTCCCATTAGAAGATGTCGTGTTTGAGTGCCTACACCACTTGTTGATAAGGCGTGATCAGAGAGAACTAAAACTTTGAATTTCTTATTCATGCTCCCTAATCATATGCCGTCCTTCAACTGGTAAATGGCTTAAAATCATTTGATCCTGGACAACTATCAGTTGATTTGAAATCACAATATGTGCATGACATTCTATTTTTGACAGTGACGCCAGACATGACACCGTTGATCATTGATGAGACAAGTTTGTTTGATTTTTCCAGCATTACAGGACCTGCGGAAATTTCAACAAGCTCACAAGATTTTCCTTGTTTTGAGCCGCGCTTAAGAAGCACAAAACCGCACTTAATGTCTTTTGGATCAATTTCAAATTTCTGTGAACAATAGGATTTGTACAGTGCAATCTGTGCTTGAACTAAAAAGTCTTGCTTTTTTTCTGTTCGCCATCCTCTAGATGAAGATGTCTTCCAGTCTATAACCCATAGACAATCTTTTCCGCGCTTGTTCTTTGCACGAATCATACCGTCTATGAAACCCTTGAATTTGATATCATGATTTTCAATAGGCTCATATAATGCATGTTCTGCAGAAATACAAGTCCAATTTTCAAAAGTTGCATCTAAATATGCAGGTATTTCATCAAGGAGGAACAGGCCTTCCTTAAGCCATTTTTCACAATCAGCAAACTGGTGTTTGTCCCATGTCTCACGCAGAGTTTTCTCAAGACGAGCTCGATCAAATTGCCGTGTCTTCAGATAAGTTTCACATTCAGCGTGAACAATTGTTCCAAATGAGACATTAGCATTAGGCTTGAAGAGATCAATCTTATCAATGTAGACAAGCTTGTGCTTCCACGGACATTCTTTCCATGTCTTTACTTCAGAATACGATATATGAGGCTTGCCAGTAGGGAATGAGGTCATAGACTATTCTATGCATAATCATAGAATTTTACAACTAAGATTTTCTTGTGACTGCGCCTTTGATGTCCAGCCAGTCATGCTTTGATCTAACTTCAATATTTTTATCCCACGCAGCCTTCATGATCTTTGCATCTATTCCAATCTCATCAAAGTAATTAATAAATGCATTGATGTCTTTTGGAAAACACTTACCACCAAATCCCATCATGCCATCATGACCTGGAACATCAATATGCGAATTTCCAATACGACCGTCTAGAAGGAAACCATTTACAGCAGTTCTCCAATCTACACCAGTCACATCAGCTGCTTGCTTCATTTCATTCATGAATGAGACTTTTGTTGCAAAAAAGCAATTGCTCATGTACTTAATGAATTGTGCAGTCGTTACATCTGTCTTGATGATAGGTGTATGCGGGAATCTGTCTCGGAACATTAGCTCAGCTCTATTGACAAGATCATCACGACCGCCGATGATGATCCTTGCTGCGTTGATGAAGTCGAGCTTTGCATTTCGCTCAGTCAAGAATTCTGGGCTGAAGACGATATTAAGACCTGGGTAAGACTCTACTAACTTTTCTACAGACCCAGGAATCACTGTTGACTTAATGATAAAGATATTGTCATCTCGCTTATTGACCTTAGAGACTCTATCAAATACACTCTCAATAATTGAGAGGTCGATCTTGCCAGTCTCCAGCGACATTGGTGTGGGAACACAGACAAAAACAAACTCAGACTCATTGATTGTCTCTTCAAATGAGTCGATTGATGCCTTTGGATTCTCATCATAGACTCTTACATTTGCATGCAATGAAAATCCTGCGACAGTTGCAGAACCTACGAAACCATTTCCTATGATGCCTAAATTGTACTTTGTCATGAATTCTCCACTGTTTCCTTTAATGCTGTATTAAAATTAGTAAATTCCATTTCAATAAGCCAATTGATCTTTCGACTGGTTATCCAGTACATTTTATCATGCCCAGGCCTGTCTTTGACGTAAGTTTTTAGATTGGTGTCACAATTCATTAATCCAAGTATGTGATCAACAATATCATTGTTTGTGAAAACATTGCTATCACTAATATTGTAGACGCCATCTAGGCATTCTGTTGCGATCTTGTAGATGATTTTTGCTGTGTCTTTAACATATGTCCATTGACGTTTTTGACTTCCATCACCGTAGATCGGAATATTGCTTCTTTCTCTCACAGATTTGACAATCTTGGGAATGAACTTTTCACTATGCTGTCGCTGACCAAAATTATTTGATGGTCGTACAATCTTGCATTTAATTCCATAGGTGTTCACATATGAGAAGATCAAGTGATCTGCAGCAGCTTTTGTTGCTGCATATGGATTCTTAGGATTCAGTGGTGTTAATTCATCAAATGGAATATGAGATGCAGGCCCATAGACTTCATCTGTCGACAAGTGTATAAGCTCAATGTTGTGTTCTCTACAGACATTCAAGATTGATAGCACACCCTTGATGTTTGTCCTAACAAATGATGATGCATCGCTGATCGAATTATCGACGTGAGTCTCAGCAGCGAAATTCACAATCTTGTCAATATTATGTATTTTTACAATTTTTTCTAATATCACAGTCTCATTGATGTCAAGGTGGTAGAACGTGCATTTATTTAGATCAATATTACCGATATTACCGGCATATGTGAGTCTATCAACGACGACAATATTATGACCATGACGAATAAATTCATCAAATGCATGACTTCCAATAAATCCACACGCACCTGTCAATAAGAAATTCATTTATTATTCATCCCAAGCACTAATGAGAATGCTTTTTCATATGATTCAAATGTTCCTGCGTCAATCCACCAACCCGATTCTATTGTATACGTTGACGTCTTATTTTCAATGAACATGTTATTGATGTCTGTTATCTCTAGCTCATTTCTCTTTGATTTTTCGATGGAACTAATCATTGAAAATACTGAGCTATCAAACATGTAGAAACCTGTGCATGCCAAGTCACTGGGTGGCTTTATAGGCTTCTCGATGACCTTAACAAGATCATTTCCACTGAATATGCCTACACCAAATCTCTCTGGATCTGTAACTTTGCTAAACAGCAGTTGGCATCGGATTGCATTGTCACGTGACATAAACTTCTCAACATGCACCTTAAGGCTGTGTTCAAAGATATTGTCACCGAGAAGCACTGCTATATCACTCTCACCGGCATAGGATTCACATAGGCGTAATGCACCAGCAATTCCATCAGGACTATCTTGAATGCGATATGTGATCTCACAATCAAAGTCTTTACCAGATCCTGCAATACTTGCTATTTGACCAACATGTGGAAAGCTTGTAATAATAAGAATGTCATTTATTCCGGCACTAACAAGATTCTCAATAGCATATTGAATCATTGGCTTTCTACCCACAGGTAGAATATGCTTATTGAAAACATTAGTGAGAGGAGATAGTCTGCTTCCTGTTCCGCCAGCGAGGATAATGCCCTTCATTTTAGAGCTTGTGCCCAAAATTATCATAACCCCAGAAATCAGGAGTGAGCTTTTCAATCTTGTCTAGAATGAATATAGGATGTTTGATATTAGAAGCACTGTTGCTTGCAGCTTTCTTCTTCCTGTATCTAACATAGTCATCTATTACCTGATCATCTGTCATCCTGCTAATTGTGTTATCAAGACCCGTCGTATGCTCATAAGCATCAGCTGTCTTTCGCCAGAATTCAATAATTCTGTGTCGATTGAAAAAAGTAGCATCATAATTGATTGGCATATACTGCATATCAGCAACAATATAATGACAGTAATTTCCACTAATCTCTGCTCTACACCAGTTTCTAGGATCTTTGCTAACACTGTAATCTTTCTTATTGTTCCTAAGAAGACTTGTATTGAATGCATAGATGTCTCTTGAGGCATTATTTAAGATAAATTTACTTTTATTGATTACGTCAATTCGCGGAAATGAGACAAGATGATATTCATCTTTTAAGTTTTCAAGTAAATTCCTGACACCTTTTGCGTCCTGAAATACATTGTCGCTGTCGCATTTCAAAAACCAGCCATCATTGATTTCATCAAGTACGTTTTGAATATTACATCTTATCTCATTGTACGTTTGCTCATGTTGATATGAGCAAGTTTCATTCATGAGTATTTTGATCTCGCATGTCAGCGAGAATTTCTCACGAAGCATGAGAAGTTTATCATAGCTTTCTTTTTCAAATTGTCTGTATCGAGGATTTCTTGATGCAGCAAAATTGACAATCACACAATCAGAGAAACTTGCAAGTGATGCAATGCTCTCTGCATAAGGATATTGCAGTCGCTGGGGCTCTGCAAGCATTAAAAAAGAAGTTATCTTTGTCATTAAATTCCGCTGAGTGTCTTCTTAATATACGCGTTATCAGGTACATTTACTAAATTTCTATCGACAATTCTAACATACGCACATGGAAATGAACGATCAATGAATGACTTTTCAAACATATTATCGAATCTATTACTGACTGCAATCCTTGCAGAATCACCTGCAAGTTTAGTTCTATGAATTAAGAATGTTGAGAAGATGACCACATCACCTGGATTGCACACGACATCGACGTATCTCATTTCCTCATCATTTGTTAGTGTTATTTGACTGACATTGCTTTTAGCAGAGCATTCACGAAGTCCTTCTGTATGTGATCCAGGAATTATCTGAACTGGGTGTGCATTCTCATTCACATTTGTCAATGGAATCCACACAATTAACGAGTCAATGCTTCCTTGGATTGACGGCCAATCTTGATGACTCGTTGTAGCAACCTTTTCTATTCCGTCATCGCTTAGCTTTTCTGAGACGATATGTGTGACTGGCGTTGTAGGTGTCGAAGGCTCAACCACGCCAAGATCTTCTATAACACCTAGAATTTTCTCATTTAGGAAGAGTATTTGTACCTTGACTGACTTTGCAAATGTCCTGAGGTATGCTCGGTACTGTTCTGATGATTTTTGAAATGCCGACGTGAGACTTTCAATTAGTTCTATTGTGTCTTGACCCGAGATCTTGTCCATCCCGTATTTCAACGTAGCATTACATGCTATAATATCTTGTGGATCTAGCAAACCTCTGATAATGATGACACCGTTCTTTTTGAATAATTCCTTTGCGTTGATTCGATCGTACACGTTTAGATCCATATTGCAAGACCTATCCCTGTGTTTCCAAAACCATTTCCATTGTACAACATATAACGATTTCCTCTATCACTGAAGACGCATGGATATTCTACCATCAAAGAATCCCAGCCGGTGTGAGAGACATCCAGCGAAATACCTGTGTCTCTTGACCAATTGATACCATCAGATGATCTTGCGCTTAAGATTCGATAAGAATTCGCAGGATTTTGCCTGAAGTCTTTTGTTTTTCTTGATGAGAACCACATGAGATACTCCTCACCGTCCTTGATGACAGAGGCTTGTGATAGACCCCCTTCATCTTTATTGTGATCTAGATCAATGCAAATATTTCCGGTTGGAATCCAGTCAATACCATCTAGTGATGTTGCATACTTGATATTATAAATGGGTTCATACTTCCCATCATCTTCGACCCATCTTTCACATGAAAGATACCAGCCCACATAAAGATTCCTTTTTCTGTTGTGAAGGATCGAAATGGTTCCTACATATCCTGGCTCACGCCACGACGTTGATAGAACAGGGCCTCGTGAGAATTTCTGGTATGTCTTGCCAGCATCTTTGCTGATCATGAGTCCGAGATTATTATGATAAGGAACGTCTGACCTGACTGACCACCCGATGTAGTACAGGTACTTCGTCATCTGATCGATGTCGACTAGGGCCGTTGGCATAATTCCTGCCCAGTCAAATGATCCTCTATCACCAAGTTCTACATTGACTCGCGTAGGTTGTGTGATGATTATGCTTGGATTGTATCTACACACTTCTACGTAGTAAGGATGACTTTTTCCTTCAATTCTAGTTGAATAGAATATTCTCCATCGATCTTCTTGGATATCGATGACAGGAACCTGTGCATGATGACCGCTAAAGATATTTCCTAATTTTGACCAGCTCATTATTACTTCTTGTTTAAGATCCAACACATGCTAGGAGACACTTCGACATCAAAATCGTTGCGATTAGCATAATCGTGGACAGCTTTTCTAACAGTATCCCAGCCGTAATCATCTCCTATGATCTTCGCATCAGGCCAATTTCTTAGAGAATCACTTATGTCGGCATAGACATTTTCATAACTGTGCGATGCATCAATATAGACAACATCCATCTGTATGTCAAATTCACCTAATGCCTTAAGACCTTCATTTGTGTACATTCTGATAGGATGTAATCTCTCACGATAATCCCAACAATTTGCTAGAAATTGATTCCAGAGAGTTGAGATTTTTTCTATTCCAGGATCGCTAGGGAGCGCTTTTTCACCATTACCATAATCTTTAATATCATCTGACCAATGATCAATTGAGTAAAGGTGACAATTAGGTGAACAATTAAGTATAAATCTTGTCGACGATCCTAACCATGATCCTAACTCACAGACATTTTTTACATCTTTTGTGAAGATCTTCTCAAAGACGATCTCATGACAAAACCATCCATGTAAATCAAAAGCTAAGTCCGGTTTCTCGCCAGGCCAGATATTTGGCAGAGTATTGATGTCAAGTTTCATCATATTAACCTTAAGAAATCTTCTGTATGAACCATGTCTCACCGTTTACATTTAGGACACTATCCACTTTTTTGAGTATCACGATATTCTGTCTTTGCGCTAGATAATTTGTAACACTTTCCCGCGTAAATGAACAAATGTCTGTTATGCTGGTGACAGTACCATAATTCATTCCAAGCATCAAGATACCGCTGGGCTTAAGCACCCGAATCCATTCTTTAAATGTCGATGTGGGATCGTAACTGTGGTCGATACTATTGGAATAGATCAAATCCCATTTGCAATTCCAATCTTTCGGAAATTTTGTAAAATCCATAATGAAATCGGCACTTGACTCTGGGCCGATGTCAAGGGAGTGAACATTGACTTCCGGCAATTCAGCGGCAAAGGTGTCTCGCTCGTGATTATTCCTTGTGCCTAAGCAGACCATCTCATTCTCATTCAGTTCACGAAGTGAACGAAGTTCTACAGCAACTTTAACATATTCTCTGGCATCTTCTTCTTTGCCAGACTTAACAAGATGTCGTTTGATCTGAACTTCAGCGTAATTAACAGGCTTTAAATTATTGACAAAATTCTCTGTTTCTAATCTGATCATATTTCTTCCATTTAGTAAGCTTCAATAGATGATTTGATTTGTTTCTTTGCAGGTGATCCCATATAGAAACCAAAATCATCTGTGTCCTTTGTAACCAGCGAACCCATCGCAATCAATGAAGATTCACCTATTACCGTTGTATCTCTGATTGTTGTATTAACACCGAACCAGCTGCTGTCTTTCACATGGCAATGTCCTGATAGGACTACATGTGATGTGAAGAAGACATGGTCACCTATCTTGCTATGGTGACCTATGTGATTTCCACTCCAAAGTACGACATTGCTACCAATCTCGACGAAGGGTTGTATCGTGTTATCTTCAAGAATGAAACAATTGTCACCTATTTTCTCTGTGAAGACAGATGACTTTGAGCTCACATATGAGATCATCTCATAGCCTTTCTTCTTGATCTGCTCATAGATCGCTTTTCTAATAGAATTCATCTTGACACCCGTCATGGGTGCAAAGAATTTAACTGTATTGGGAGCATACAGCGATTCTATTGTTTCAAATGAAAAGACTGGCAAATTTTCAAACGTAGCTTGAGATCTGTAGCTTTCATTGATAACAAAACCGATGACGTTATATCGATCTTTATATGCGGGATCATTTTCAAGATAGAACTTTGCTAGTTGTGCTGTGTCTTTGACGCCAAAGATGAGGATCTGTTCTTTCATAGAAGCGAATACTCCTGTAGATATTTCTTACTCAACTTACCATTATTCATTAAGACATCGATGATTGACAACTTTGATTCATAATTTGTCTTTAGAAAGCTTAATTTGATTCCTTCGAGCTCAAAGTGATCTTTTGAATAGAGCGCTTGCCCACCAATAGGATTGATGTATTCATCAGCACCGACTACCTTACAAATATCCAAGATGCGTTGCTCTCTTGTTGTAACTATCTTCAGTTCGCTAGACAGCGCAAAGTTACAAGTGATGTCCAGATAGTTACAGATATTCTTGATCGATGACGTCGTTATCTGTGTAAGAGAAGTCTGATTGTCCAGCGACAATTGGATCAGATCGATAACTTCGTTATAGAATCTGTGATTTTTATACGCGAACTCCAGCGTCTTATAGAAATCTTTCTTCCATTCGCTGTAAGTCAATGAGACACTATGTTCATTAATCTTCTTATTCAATGATGCATTTGCAATGGGTATAGTGAACATATTTTCTGCATTATTGACGATGATATTGTTCCTGTTAATCCAGCCGCGTTTGATGTAATTGACATCGTCTAGAAACACGAAATGATCAACAGCTGACACGAGCTGGTAGTAACCCATGTAAGGAAAAGCATAGGGTTGCATGATCCCTAACTTCATTTCATTTTCTCAATGACATATAACACTTGACTTTCTGTCAATTGATCGTGTAGCGGAAAGTTTATGATCCTCTTGAATAAGTTCATTGCGACAGGTGTCTCGCGCAATGGCCTGTAGTATTTATTTGCTTCAATTCCAAGTTCTCGGAATTTTTCTTTATTGACTTCTTTTTCAAAGATGACGGGCAAATTTCCATAAATGACGTTACTGTCGTAGTTGAACAGCTCAAATCTGCTTTGAAGCTTATCAACAAAAATACTCTGTAAATGCTGATGTTTAGAGAGATTATAGTGCCGCACATGACTTAGAATGTATGCCGCAGAGATCTCAGACATTTTGAAATTAGATGAAAGTGGATCAAATTCTCTTTCGTCGTTGAAACCAAAATTGCAGATCTTATTGATCTTATCGTAATGTTTTTGCTTGACAACGACAAAACCGCCTTCACCGACGCCCAGGTATTTTGTGTGATGCAGGCTGCCAAAACTTGCATCACCAAGATTCATTAGCCCGATTCCATTGTGAGTTCCTAGCGGTGAACTTGCATTATCAAATATGCAAATCTTTCTTTCAGACTTACACCGCGTTTGCCAGTAATCAACATCTGTCTTTGTTCCAAACAAGTTGGTGATAATGATTCCATCGACATTGTCAAGTGATGTCGATCTTGGAATAGTGTAAGTTTGTGGGTCAATATCAACAATGACTGCATCAAATCCTGCAACGCAAGGTGTAGGAAAAGTGTATGAAGGTGTCATCCAGCGCAGCTTTCTACCCAATATTTTCTCATAAAGATAGAATAGGGCATGAAGTGCAGTCGATCCATTAGAGACACAGACGACTCTTTTGTCGTCTTGAATTTGAAGCAGTGATTCCAGCTCTTTTTCCAAGATCTTCTTGACAGGCCCGTCATTTGAGAATTTCTTATATTTCTGTGAAATTGAAAGATAGCTTTCAATCTCTGGGTAAGTGAATCGCTTCTGTGCAATGTAGTCTACGTTCATGCTTTCACAAATGTTGTTAGAATATAAAGTTGAGGAGCATCAGGCCATGATGTTAAGAATTTAACAGACTTTAGCATTGGGTGGTCTTCTATCAATGAAGGAACTTCACAATGAATTATATCTGTGAGAGACGATCCTTTGTAGCCGTGGTTGTTAATAAGCTCGATAAATTCACGCACTGTTGGATCATCTGACCACTTGTCATTCCACATGCAAGAATACAAAAAGTTTTTTTGGCCTGCGTAGACAGCATATTCGTGCTCATCATCGTCTTTCCAACCTACTCTAAATTTTGGAAATCGCCAATGATCACCTAAACCCCAATCAATAAATAAATGCCCATCTGTGCAAAGTAGCTTCATACATCTGTCAATTAGGCTACGTGGATCTTTGCTAAAGTATGCGCATCTTGTGATGACGACAAGATCATAAGAACACGCTTCAATGTTCCATACGTCAGAATTAATGTCCCAATTTCCTAGCTGGATGTCATACAACTTTATTTCTGCATTTGGATATTTTTGATGCACAAATGAGTCTGATGTGCTACCTAAGATTGCTACACGTTTTGCATTCTCCGGTAGATTCTTGATGTACCACGGAAATACTAGCTCATTAGATTTTCCCATCTAACCACACACTTACCCTTGACTTCCATGCATCGACTATGGGATCAGACACAAAATTTCTTGAAAGTGATCGTCCTATGTGTGTGCATATGACAATATCACCCATGTGATATTCTTCACCTTTCTCGTTATTCTTCAATAACTTGATCTTCCCAACTGTGTCTTCATAACGAGGTGAGATGATCTTGAGCGTCTTAGTTGTGTATCCTGCATCAATTAGTTGCTTGATCATATCACAACCTGTATCCAGAAAGAATGTTTGTGATAATTTACAGCCAAAAACCTTTGCAAGGTGCTCGTCGGCAACAAGTCTTGTCAAGCTTGGCATAAAATTGACTGATAGTGATTTAAGCACATTTGTGTCAAATGCACATGTGATGACATTTGGCCTGTCGACCATCTTGCCGTCTGTTGGGTGGTATTCACTGCCTATCATAACAGTGAATGAGTCAAGCTGATCGATCAGACATACATCCCAGTTCTTGCAAAGAAAAGCAACATCTGCATCTACAAGGACACCAAATTTTGATGTCATATGTTCAAAGATCAGATTCAAACAATCACCATGACCTCTGCTGCCATCATGTGAAGATATCCTCTCATGATAGACAATGTCGATGTTTTCTAGATTTTTCTGTATAATGCTCCGGTCGACTCCGGCCTTATTGATTCCGACGACGTACTGATATGTGAATTTCCTTGATATTGTTCTCTCGATGGAACTGATCAGGAAGTTAGCATAATGTTCACTATTAGGACCACATGGAATTCCTATTTGTAGGTAATACATCAAATCACCTTATGCACCATGGTGACACACGGCCTTTTATCAATGTTCCTCTTGATACGTCCTACCTCGATGAAACCTAGCTTCTTGTACAGATTGTAAGCAATCACATTGTCCCTAAAGACTTCAAGCCAGATCAAAACATAGCCACGGTTGTAGAGATCTTCGATTAGAAGATTGTAGGCACTTTTTGAGTGTCCCTTGCCTCTATGCTCAGGATGAATATCACATCCACAGCAGATTGTTTCACCTGTGTCGTGACTTGTCCTAATGTACCCAACTTTTTGACCGTCAACATCAATGATAAACCACTTAGGTGAGCTTGTTCGAAACCATGTGTATGTCGCATCTAGCGAAATCAGCTTATTGTTTCGTAGGTAGCACCTAGTTGAGCTATCATTTCTGATCTCATTCACGAATGCAAGATCATCTTCTTTCATCTCTACTAACGTAGTTGTCATAATTCACCACAATTCTTAATAGATTAGGACGTCATTTAGTATGCATTGACTACACACACAATCTTTTCTAGATCATTGTCAGCAAGCCAATAACCAACTGGGATATTAATCATTTTGTTGCAGAATTCTTCTGTTCCCACAAGGTCATCTTGTCTGTATTGATCAAATACAGTGTATCGATCATTCCTGACATGGACGACATCTGATGCAATCCCATGCTCGTGGAGGTATGTCTTAAAATCATCACGATCATCTGCGAGAATCGTGTAGATCCAGTAAGAAGATTCTGCATTAGGATCCCTCCGGAGTTTTGTGAGTTTGTTATTCTTAATGTGTTTATCAAAAAACATTCCGTTCTTCTTGTGTGCTGCTACAATGTCATTTATATACTTCATCTGCTCAAGACCAATCATCGCATTGACGTTATTCATGTGAAACTTGTAGCCTGCTTCAGTAATGTCTTGTTCCCATCGCGAGCCCGGATATTTTCTATCAAGGCCAAACCACCTGAGACGCTTGATCCTCGCATCATCTTCTGGTCTGAGTGAGCAGATTGCACCTCCATCAATTGTCGTGAGATGCTTAATTGCTTGGAATGAGAAACACACGAAGTCACTGTGCGTTCCGATAGGCTTACCCATGTAAGAAGCACCGAGAGCATGTGCAGCATCTTCAATCACGCTGATTGTAGGATCATAATCCTTGACAATGTCTGTTATTGTCTTTATATCAAATGGCTGTCCTGCCCAATGTACACCGACAACTGCTCTTGTCTTCTTAGTGAGGCGCTTCTTGACAGACTCAGGATCAATATTTCCTGTCGTAGGATCAATATCAGCAAAAACAAGTCTTGCACCTGCTAGGTGCGCAGGTTCATTTGTTGCCATACATGTCATAGGTGTAGTGATAATTTCTGTATCGCGATCAAGATTAGCAAGTTTGTATGCCAATGTCAGCGCTGAAGTTCCACTATTAAGAAGTGAGACGTTTTTGTTGCCGACTAGCTCACCAAATTCCTTCTCAAAGGTATCAGCATAAATTCCCTCTGTTATGACACCTTCATCAAATACCTGCTGGATCTTTTGACCGATATTCGGTGGGACATGGACCTTGAATAATGGAATCATATTTACCGCCTGTAGAAAGAGATGATCTCAGGAAGAGCATCAGTTAGATTGCGTTGTTGTGACCAGCCTAATTGCTTGATCTTATCACAATTCAGTGCATAACGAAGATCTGCACCTGCCCTGTCTGAGCTGAAGTCTGTATTGTCATTGAAATCTAATCTTAGCGCATCGCAGACTTTTCCTACGATCTGGTTCACATTGTATTCTTCATTTGATGCAATATGATAGACTTCATTTAAGACGCCTTTATTGATCACAGTCAAAATTGCATCTACATTATCTTCAACATGAATCCAGTTTCTAACATATGAACCGTTTCCATGAATAGGAACCTTCTTGCCAGTAAGCAGCTTCGTGATTGCGCATGGAATCAATTTTTCTGGGTGCTGGTGCTTGCCGTAATTGTTTGTTGTTCGCGTCATTAAGAAAGGTATGTCATAAGTTCTTGACCATGCAAAGACAATTTGCTCAGCAGCAGATTTTGTTGCTGAGTATGGATTGCTTGCTTTGTGCCTATCGTCCTCTAGAAAGAAGCCTTCATCTATATCACCAAAAACTTCATCTGTGCTGATCTGCATGAATATAGGACAGTCGTATTTTTGTGCTGTGAGGCTGCTACGAAGCTTATTGTTCTTTATAATCTCAAGAATGTTGTAGACACCTTTCACATTTGAGTTCAGAAAATTAAAGCTCTCAGTGATTGAATTGTCGACATGAGACTCAGCAGCAAAATTGACAATGATATCACATCTCGGTATCTCTTTAAGATCACAGATGTCTTTCTTTATGAACCTGTAGTGCTTTTCAAATTTTAGGCTTGTATTTGATGCATATGTGACTTTATCGATATTCGTCACAAAGTGCCCTAATGACAGACACTTTTCTATGAAATGACTTCCTATAAATCCTAAGCCTCCAGTCACTAAAAAGTGTCTAGGCTTTGTCAGTCTTTCTGCTTCCATTTGTTGAAATCACTCCAAGATTTGAACTTTATTGTGTCCTGGTCATCTGGATGCCATGATGGATTTGGACAATTTAAGATGATAGATGTCTGCTTGCTCAAATTGCGCAATTTCATAGGAATATTCTGCGGTATGATGATCAAATTTACCTGATCGTCAGCGCCATCGAAATCCAGTATGAAATTCTCAAATTGATCATCGATCATAGTTTCTAGCGACACACACCCAGCGATGCATGTCATATATGCAGATCTTCTCTCGTGTAGAATAATGTCTTTCTCTACACTAGGAAATAGCGATGTTGTATAGACCATCTTTGGCGTATGACCACAATTTGCGTCTATATCCCAATCACGATAGGCGGGAACCATGTGTCCGTCTTGAGTTGATATTTTAGGGATCTTCTTGATCTTGATCATACAGCTAATTCCCTAATAAAATTAAATTGAATGTTTTTACCTCGCAGGAACTCATTTAAGCTTCCTGTAAGATTCTCATTCAAGTAATTTTTGTCCCATTGACATGCATGATAGACAATTTCATTTTGTTTGTGATCAACAAGTTCATCAAATGGTGGATTACAGTCATAATACACCACTTTACCTTTCCAATCTTCACTCTTATCTTTACCACAATATGTCTTTTGAGCATAATCTTTTGGTGAAAGAGCAAGCATCTCATACTTTGAGTCTCTCGCAGCATCAAATGCGCCCGGTGACATTCTCCATGCAGGTGGCCTGAAGACTTTTACGAAGTGTTCTTCCATCCCTGCTTTTTTGACAATATCATCCATCATGGCAAATTTTTCCATCGCATTTGCATAGCTGAGTTCTTGGAACTCATCATTGTCACTTCTGTGCGGGATTCCGTGATAGAGGCCATGATAACAAATCTCAAAGTTTCTCGGTGAGAGACTTCTCATGGTTCGACAGAAATCTGGAAATCTGTTGATATGAAGCGGCTCTTGTGTCTTGGCTTCTGCGCGCATTGTTCGCCAGTAAGCAATAGGCACAAACAGCGTAAACTTGATATCAGGATAGACCTTGATCAGAGAATGACATCTATCCAGCACTTCTGTGGATGAAAGTAGGTGAGGAGAGACATCATCAATGCTTATATTGAGACGCAAAGACACACTCAATCATGTCAACGTAAGATTTTGCCATGATGTCTGAACTATATGTGTATTTGGGCATTTTTAACATGTTGTGTAGATCTTCTTTCTCAAGAATCTCAATCAACATTCTTGTATTATCGTATGCAAGGCCGCGTTCACTGCAATATTCATTTATGCTGCCACCATCTGAGTGATATAGGACAGGCAATCCCATTCCCATCGCTTCAAGGACGTGATTTGCACCTGCTTCTTGTCTAGATGCAGTGATGTAGATATCGTGTTTTGGAAGTAAGTGAAGAAGTCCTTGAATGTCTTGCGGCGGTATGTGGTTCTGTAACAGAACGTTATCAGGCTTTCTTCCAATAAATGTGAATGTGAATTTTCCGCTTCTCTTGCAGAAATTATCAAGCTCTTCATATACGTCAAATCCTTTCATTGTGTTATTTGACCAATGATGTGTGACAAGTCGTATTGGATTGCCAAGTCTACATGATTCACGTTCAACAATAAAGTCTCTGAGAGGCGCATTTGGAATGACTGACAGATTTTTATTGTTGATCGCAGCCTTGTCTCTTGCCCATGCACTTGGAAAGATAACAAGATCGGCCATTTGTGCAGTCAGTCTAACGAGATCTAATAATTCTGGTTTTCCATGTGTCCCAAGATCACCTACTCGCTGGATTATCTTACAACCATTGTGGGCTCTTGATTTTATGAGTCTATGAAAATCTGATTTTGTATCTGGTCGTGGGTCAAAACAAAAGATAAGATCGACTTTTGTATCAAGCTCATATGTGACTTCATGATCACGATCCACGCACTCTTTGACTATCGCGGAAAGAACTTTAGATCCGCCGCCCCATGGCCCTGCGACAGGTTGCCTATTGAAGAATATCCTCATCTTTCTAAGACCACCGGCATACCTTGATTCTGTGCTGACTGTCTTGCAAGTATGAACAGATGATAATCTAACAGCGCATCTTCATATGTGTACAGGATTTTTCCATTGAGTGCTGTTGATAGGTGCATGTGAATTCCAACCTCATGATCTGTGAGCTGCGCGTCTGGTGAATTCCATTCTACAACAGAAGAATGTATCTTCACAATCCTATCTTCTTGTCTCCAGATCGTGACATCTTCAGATATTACAGTACCTGCTGCATCAACGTAAGCCAGAATCACAGTCTCAGTGTCATTAGACTTTTCCCTAAGTGCCTGCGTAAAGATGCTTCCTGATTTTCCAAACACCTTGATACTCTGAGGTGATCTTGTTGAAGATTTCTTAAACTCGTAATTGAACTTATGAAGTGCAATTGAGTTTGCGAATCTTAATGTGACAATATCCCAAATCTCATTTCTTTTTTGAGCCAGCTGGCCGGTAATACCACACATCATCTCATCAAGATGTATATGACCTGTTATTGTCTTTGGGATTTTCTCGGCATGATATGATCGCAGTTGTGAAATTCCATGGTAATCGAATGTCCTGAAATCATTTTCAGAGAACACGATGTCACCGATCACACCTGAGTCGATTAC